TGGTTCGGATGAACATCAAACAGTTGCGCCAGCTCCGCCAGTGTCTTGTCGCCTTTGACCGCAGCCAAAGCAACCTTCGCCTTGAATGCCGGAGAATGCGTCCGGCGGCTCTTCTTCGTCATCTTCGCTCCTGATTCGCAGCAAGAATCCTCGCCGCTGTCAGGCAGAAAATCCACTCAAGCTACTGTCCGAATTTGCGGGGCCAGCTCTACTATCCAGTTCATAATGATCCCGACGTAAAAGTGAACAAATCCCAGCTAGTCGCAGGATTGCAGGCGGTGGATAGCGTCGTCTCTGCATTAGACCCTTAGGATCCCGATAGCCCGCGTCGCGGGTTCACTTGGAGCGACGCACACACGCGAGGCAACCGCGCTAGAAAAAAGACCCGGCGAGGGGAACCCCGCCGTCGGGCTTTACGACGACGCCCTCCTTTCACGGAACGAACCCGCAGCCGGCCGGACGCGTACAAAGTCAGGCGTAAGTCGCCGTCACGCTGCCGACGAGAATGGCCGCGCCCATTGCCGCCACGAGCGCAGCGCCGGCGAGCCAGCCTGCGGCCGAGCTCGACCGCTGCCGGCGCAGCTCGCCGATCGCCGCGAACAACGACAGCAGCGCGATGACGATCGCGAACGCGACCAGGAGCTTGATGGAGGCCACGCCGAACGCGGCCTGGTCGAGGCCGTGACGCAGGATCTGCGGTTCGATTTTCATTTCCACCCCACCGTGACGAAATGCGAGGCGACCCACAGCACGGCCGCGCCGCCACCGCCGGTCGCTACCCAATAGATCCAGCGCCCCGCCTTGGCAGCACCGGCGATCTGCTGCCGGGCCTCGGCGACGCCGTTGACGATCGGCTTCATGATCGCGATGTCGGTAATCGCCTTCTCGATCAGCCCCTCGAGACGGCGCAGATCGCCGACGAAAGCATCGATCTTCTGATGCAGATCGCGTCGACCCAGCGAGGCTTTCTCGTCCTGGTCGCGCCATTGCCGCGTCAACGTATCAACCGAGGCCACCAGACCGCCGATCGTCTGCGCCATCTTCAAAAGCGCCGCTTGTGTTGATTCAGCCTCGGTCACTTCGCCCCCTCGCTGTAGCTCTGCCGCACGCCGTCGTACCAGGCGCGCGCCTGCTCGAGCCGGTCATTCGCCTCTTTCAACGCATCGCGCGTGCGCGCCAGGCGCTCGCGCGCGTCGCTATTGAGGCTTGCGGAGGGATCGCGCACGGGCGCGAAGATCTGCGCCGATACCGCCGGCAGATCCCGGTGGAGCGGTGCAGGCAGCGGATTTGATGCGCATCCCGCGCAGATCATCGCAAGTGAGGCCGCACACATTCGGCTTGCCGGCCGCCACCAGCGCCGCATTCCGTTTTTCCAGCTCGTCGACATAGGCATCGGTCCCCGCCTTTTCCTGCTCCGCCCGTTGCTCGATGGCCTTCACCCGCAGTGCGGCGTCGCCCGCCGCCCGGTTGGCCTCGAGGAGATCCTTGCGCGCGGCTGCGAGCTGCGCGTCGAGCGCCTTCTCGCGCCAGGCGCCGTCCGCGACCGCATAGCCCGCGTTGAAGAGATGCACGCCGGCGGCCGTGGCGCCGGCGACGACGATCAGCGCGAGAGCGCCGGCGAGCGCCGCGCCGGCCCAAAACGGCGACAGCTTGACGCCGGCAAGTCCGGCGAGCCGCACGATCGTGGCGATGATGGCGCTGCTCATGTGTTCTTGCCCGCGCGGTAGTCGGCGACGCGCTTGATCTCGACCTTGTGCGCGACGAACCAGATCAGCACGCCGAGGCCGGCGACGAGCGCGAGCACCACGACGGCCGCGAGCAGCCAGGCGATCGCCGCCGGCGGGATGCCGAGGCCGCCAACCGCATCCTTGGCGCCGGAGAACGCCGTGGCCTTGTCGGTGATCCACGCCAGCAGGCCGGTGACGCCGAGCGTCGAGGAGCTGCCGAACAGCTTGCCGGCCCAGCCCTTGACCTGGTCGGTGATGGCGATCGTCTCCGAGCCCTGCTCGCGCAGATCGCTCGCGGTCGCGTTGCTGCGGATCTCGGAGACCTGCCGCGGCTCGGCCCGCGCCATCGCGGCGAGCAGATCGTCATCAATGCCGGGGACGAGCGGCAGATCATGCTCATGGCGAAACGCGAGGATGGCCGCCTCGGTCCGTCCCTTCGGCACCAGCTGGCCGTCGACGGCGCCGGTGTCGTAATAGCCAAGCTCGCGCAGCCGCGTCTGGACCTGCACGACCAGGTCCGGGTCCGGCGCCGGCGGCGTCACCTCGAGTCTTGCGTGCTGCTCCGGATGATGTTCGGCGAGCCCGCGCTCAACGGCCTCATGCTCGCGCCGCTTGTAGACGCCATTGGTCGGCGGCCACAGCCGTTTCATCGAGCGGATCCGGCCGGGAATGCGGGCGAGATCGCCGCTCGCCACGCAGGCGCGGATCTCGCGCATCTCGGCATAGCGCGCCCCGGCCTTGACGAAACCCGCGGCGTCACGGTTCTGCGCGATCGAGAACAGCGCGCCCCGGCAGTCCGGACCGAGCCGGTCCGCGCCGGGGCAGTAATGGTCCAGGATGCCGAGGTAGCGCGGCAGGTCGTGATTGCTGAAGACATCGAGCGCGACGTCCCAGGGGATATCGACCTGCCCCTGCGTCTGGCGCGAATAGGCCCTCGCCGCCTCGCCGCGCACCCCGGACGCCGCCAGCATGATCCGGAGCATGCCGGCGTCGACCTTGTCGGCCCAGTCGGCCCGGATCTGCGCCTTGGTCTGCGTGCCGAAATCGTAGCCGATGCCGCCGGTCGGCCCGGACTGCTGGCCGGGATATTCCAGCACGTGGCGGTACTTCTTTTCGTACCAGTCCCGGCTCGTCACCTCCTCGGCGACGACGAGATCGAACGCGGCACGCGAAATGCCATGCAAGTCAAGCATGTGGGAAGCCTCCAGCGGGTGTCGGGAAAAACGGAAGCGGCGCAGCGCGTTAACCTTGGTTAACGGGCGACCCTGCTACTTATGGTGGAGAGCGCCCCGGGCGCACTTGCTCGGATGGGTTGTGGTGGGATAGTGTCGCCCCGCAATGCGCTGGGGACGAACAATTCTACTGAGCGGTGTCGCCATAGCGGTCGCCCTGGGCGCGACCGGGCTCGTCATGTCGCGTGATCAGCTTCGGAAAGCCAAAAGCGATATCGTCGCCCTAACCAACCGCTTGGACCGGCTCAAACCGGCAAGCGGACATGAGCATTCCGATGTGCGACAGTTTATGATCCGTCAAGAACTTCGGCGGGTTGGCCCCGTGGTCGTGCTCGGAGACAGCATCACGGAAGCCGCGCCGCTGCCGAAAGCCATCTGCGGTCATACCGTGGTTAACGCCGGCATTGGCGGAGCAGATGCGAATTTCGCAGCCAAGACCATTAGCGCCCTGCTCAATGGCACCTCCCCAGCGCTGATCGTGCTCGCCCTGGGAACCAACGACGCTCACCCGGTCCCGGAGGGCGATGACGGCTTCGCGAACAGCTACGACGCATTGCTCAAGGAGGCCTCGGCCCTCTCGCCGCGCCTCGCTGTTGTGACGGTCCCTTCGATCGCAGCTGATGGTCCGCTCACGCACGCGGCAGGCTTCGATCCAAGTATCGTCTCCGAATTGAACGCTGACGTCGGTCGTCTCGCCAATAAATATGGCGCCACCCTTATCCACGTTCGCGACGCGATTGATCAAGCGGACCTTCCCTCCGCAACGATCGACGGAGTTCATCTTTCCAGCCAGGCATATGACATCTGGGTGGCAAGTGTTGTACGCGGGATGCGGAAAGCCTTGGGGTGCGAGCCCATGACCGACGCAGGCCGATCATCCCTGAACTAAGGGATCGCCGGGATTGCCGCGTTCCAGCCGGTCTTCATCTGAGCATTGCCGGCGTCGTTGGGATGGATCCCATCAGGACCAAGCTGCGTGGCCGTGTTGGTGATCAGCGTCGCTTTGTCGACGCCGATAAGCTGAGAGTAACCCAGCTCGGTGATACACTGGCCCGCAACAGCCTCGTAGCTGCTGTAAGGGATGGTGCGCGTCGCCGTCGTCGAGATGGGCGCTGAAACGCACACCGGGACGGTTGGTTTAACCGCGTGGATATTCATCAGAAGCGCCTTCAAGTTTGCTTTGTAGGTCGCGGGATCGATTTGACTGAGGAACTCGTTCGTTCCCAGCATCACCGTGATCAGGTCGGGATTCAGGTTCGCAACGATCGTCCCATCGCCAGGGACGGCCACACGGCCGCCATAACCCATGTTGATGCAACGGTAGCCCCTCGCTTGCGCGAGCAGGAACGGCCAGCCCCGTCTCACGTCAGTTGCCAAAAATGGCTGCGTGATACTGTCCCCCAAACAGACCATGAGCGGCCCGGTGCGAGCCGCGGCGGCCGTGACAGCGTAGGCAGGATCTATCTGGATCTCACCAAATTCGACGCCGTCGGCGTAAGGCAGGATTATTTCGTAGAGACGGTCAGCGCTGGTCCCCATGTTGAGCACAAGCGCGCCCTCGGTCACGGCGTTGATGGCAGCCGGCGTCTGGAAATCCCGATTGAATACGCCGTCGACAAAGACGTGACCGATCAGATTGCGCGCATCGGTCCGAGTGATCAGGCCGTTCCAGCGCAGCTTCGCCGTCACGCTTGGCGCAGTCGAGCGAAAGCGCTGCCGCGCGCCAGGCATGGCATACTGATAATCGGACCCCGCGTCGTCGATCGGCCGCCTGAATCTTGCCCAACCGTTCACGAATGTCGGCGCGACGCAATCGGTATAGGCGATCGCAGCATTGTTCGCTGCGTAGCTGCCAGGTGTCGAGCCCGGCGGCGGATATTCTGAGCCGCCGGCTGACGCGATCGCGCGTTGCGCCCCTAAGAAAAACACAGCGCCCCCCCACTGATAGAATTCACCATGACGGGCACATTTCCGCGTAGTCGAGGTACGCAGGAACGAGAGAGGCCGCGAACTTGGGTGAGCTTCCGTCGCCTCGGCCCAGCATCAACACGTTCTGACCGGCGTTGACGGAGAACAGCGCAGATCCGTAGATGGTCCCTGCGTTGACGCTCCCCGTCCACGAGTAGACGCCGCCGAGCGCCCCTCCGCTCACAACCAGCTGCATCTGGTTCGTCGAGGTGCCGCCGGTCTGCGTCTGGTAGGCGTAACCGTTGAACTGATACGACGACGTGCGCGGAGCCTTGAACGTCTTATTCGTGGCGTCGTACGCTAGGTTGAGACCTGTCCGGTCGCCCGAGGGAGTCGTCAGTTGGCAGGCCGTGAAGGTCGCCGAGATCGCCCCGTCAGTTGTGGTCGACAGGCTACCAACGAACGGAATTTGCTTTGATTGAAGCACCTCCCAATCCGAACCGTTAGAGCGCAGCAGCACACTCTCATTGGCCCACATGACGATACTTGAGCCCGAGCGGCCGATCGCTCCGGCCGGCGTCGTCAGTGTGAACAGCTTGCTCGCGCTCGCCACCGCACCGACGATGAAGCCGATCAACTTGCCTGCATTTCCGACCGGCGTCGGCAGTGTCGTGGCAAAGGCGGCCGTCCCGGTGATAAAATGCAGCTTACCGAAGGCAGACGCGGTCAGAGTCGAGGCGGCGGTCAGGTTCACCACAGTCGACAGGTCAAAGCCGCCGAGGTTCCGAAACGCAGCGGCGATGTCGGCGACGTCCGCGAGGTTGTTGGCCGCAAGCAGAGCGCCCACAGCAGTCCCCACCTGACCCGCAATATTGAAATTCCAATCGGCGAACGTTCCGCTGCCGTTGATATTGTCGACGGCGATGGTAAGCGCCGTGCCGCTGTAGGTCGCGACGCCTTCCATCCATTTCGTCGTGTCGCTGTTCGACGTCGCCCGAACCCGCGCCCCGTTCTGATAGGCAAGGCCGGCCTGCGTCGCGAATGCCTGCGATCCGGTCCCGATCGTCCGCGACGTCGCGGAGGTGCCGCCGTAACCGGCGCCGGTTGCGCCCGTGCTGCCGGGATCACCCTTCGCGGCCAGCAATTCCCAATAGGTCGCGTTCGGCGCCCCATGGCCGGCGCTCGGCGTTTCGTTGATATAGATGTAGGACGATCCCGAAGTCGTCTGCACATCGCCGTAATAATAGGTCGCGGCATTGTCATAGGCGCCGCGCGGCCTGAACGCCTTGTAGATTCCGAGGAAAACCCAGACCCCGCCGGTCATCACCCACACTTTGCCGGTCGTCGGCTGTATTGCGGTCTGGCTCTCTTCTCCGAGCGACGGATCCGGCTCTGTCTCGTCATCGCCGACGACGATCGGGATCTCGCGCGCATCGAGTGCTGCGACCAGTTTGTTGACCGTCGCCATCGCCTCTGCGCCGGCAAATCGCTGCGGCGAGACTTGCCAAATCTTGTATGCGACGCCGACCTGCGCTCCGCCGCCCCACGGCGGAATGACTAGGTGCGTCGTATCCGTTTTATCGGTAATGACCGACTGGAAGTTGCCGATTTGCAAGATATCGCCGGGCCGCGCGTTCGCGTCCGACCAGATCGCGCCGACGCCCGTGACGGTCGTTCCGCCAGAGGCTACGGAAACTGTGCCGGTCGAGTAGCTCGCAAGCGCTGTCATCGCTTCACCATTTTCGAGAACTGGAAATTAATCAGGCGCCCGGCGCGGCTAGTTGCGATCGCAGCCATTGAAAACCGTCGACGCCATCCGGACGGGAAGGAATGACCGAGAGTACGTCCGCCGGCGTGGCGCGGCCCTTCGACGAGTCCCTGAGCGCCTTGCGATAGTCAACCCAGGCAGCGCGCGCCGTCTCGGAGATCGGAAAATCTGGCAAGACAAACCTGTCAGTTTCGGTCAGTTCGGAGATCACGGCGCCCCGCACCTGCCACATCCGATCCGGAGGAGGATCCGGCACGTCCTTGTCGACGACTTTCCACGTGCCAGCGTCAAATCTCTGCGTCCTGGCATCGATCGGCTGATCTGGAATGATCGCAACTTTGCAGCCGGGAAAATGACTGTCTTCAAACCCGTCGCCGTGGTCTGCCCCGAAACCGTAGGACATGATTTGGCCGGTCGTGCCGTTGTAATGAATGTTCATCGTTTCGCTGCCATTGCAGAGATCGTGCTGCCGGCCGTCATCGCCGTGTTCACGCCAGCGGTGAACCGGGCAACGACAGGTATCGTTAGCGTGCCCCCGGTGCCGGTGAAATTAACTGGGACGCTAGACAGAATGAACGCGAACGCCCCCGAACCGACGGTTACCGTATAGGTGTCAACAATAGAGCCGTTGACCACTAGATCGAATTGACCTGTTTCAGTAGCAGGACCACCGTTCGCCCACTTGGCATTGAGCACAACCAAGAGCGGGATCGGCTTTCCCGACAAGCCTGTCGTGTCGATTGATACATTGAAGCTGAAATAGTTTTTGAGCCCGCCGCCGAAAAGATTGGCCACCAGGTTCTGCACGACCGGCACCGTTACCGCATTGTCGCCGATGCTGAGCGATTTGACGCCGAGAGCCTTGATCACGCCCGATGCGGAGTCGATCGAGTTTGCCTTCAGATAGATGACGTCGATCTGGCCTGCCCCGATGGCCTTCACGTTGAAGGTGCCATCGAGGTACAGGTTTCCACTCATCCCGATTGCCGGAACCCCGTTGAGAGTTCCGACCGTGAACACTGGCACCGGCGCGCCGCCATTGTAGGCAGGCAACTGGATCTGGAATTTGTCGGAGACGACAGTGAAAGTGGAGACGCCGCTGCCGCCGTTCACCAGGCTCAAGCCCGTGACGTAACCGTCGACGTTGAGCGTCACCGCATATGATGCCGCGGCATAGCCGTCGAGCGTGGCGATAGCGGCGGCGCTATTCTCTACAAACGCCGTCGTCGACCCCCATGTCGCGCTCGCGGTCGTCGAGAACGACGCATAGGCCGCCTCGGTCGTGACCGCGACCTCGCGCACATCATCGATTTGCGCCAGCGCATCTGCCGAACGCGCCGCGAGCTGCGAGCGTAGATCCTGCTTATCCAGCGGCGCGCGCGCGGCGACGTCAGACGCAACAGACGCGATACGGTTCAGGGCTTCATTGACCTCATCGCGCAACGCGTCCTGAAGCGCCGTAACCTGGTACCTGATGCCTTCGATCAGCGACTCCAAAGCGACCGTGTTGTTCGCGATCGTGATCGTCGGGGCGGAGACGTCGGCTGTCGCGTAAGGGCCGCGCAGCTTGCCGGGCGTGATTGCCTGGACGCGCACCCGCAGCGCCGCCAGCGTGACCACCTGGTCGAACCTGTTATCCGCGCCCTCATACACCTGCGCCCAAGTCTCACCGGCGTCATAGGAGATGTCGGCGACGTAGTACTCGGCGCCGGCGGACGGAAACCAGCTCGCCGAGAGCTTCGGCTCGGCGATCCCCTGCCCGAAACTAGCATTGATACCGACAACCAGCGGCACCTTGCTATCGGACGGGAATTGTGGCGACGGCAGCAGAGGCGGCACACCGAGATCGGTCGCGTGCACCCGCTCGTCGTCGACCACCAGCGAGAGCGTGCACAATTCCCCGCTGGGAACGCCGCCCAGCACGACACAGAGGCGGGATTCGCTGACGCCGGTGCCGAGCTCGAACGAGGGATATTCGCCGCCAGCCTCGCGCGCCAGCACGGCCGACAACGTGGTCGCCTGCGCCGTTTCCGCAGCCGACAGGCTGGTCGCATTCAGCACGGCGAGCGAGGGATCGGCGCCCTCAGTGCACAGCACCGGGCCGAACGACTGACCGCTCGGTTGGCGCAGGCGGATATAGAACGGCCCCGTATCCCATGCCGGCGCAGGGTCGAGGGTCAGGGTCGGGACGTTGACATCGACCACCGCGCCGCCATAGCCGTAATTCTGCGGCAACTCGGACTGGACGCGGAGCACCTGGCCGAAGGTGATCGCGCGCCCCTCATATTCGACACCGATCTGGACAGTCTCGCGCCGGTAAATCGACTGAAGGTAATAGAACGCGCACTCGCGAAACGCGTGTGCCCGATTGACGACGCCGTCGATGCGCTTGGTCTCGGCATTCGCCGCGACAAAGCCGTCGCCGTTCGGCGGATACTGCACTTGTCCCGGTAGCCAGGTCTGCTCGTCAACATATTCGACGATGACCGCGTCAGGGTCCTCATCCCCCAGCATCGTGAACCCGACCTGCGTCGAGTCGCGCACGATCTCGCGATCGGTGAGCAGCATGGTCGGCACGTCGCGCCATTCGTCGCGCACGATCGAGATCGTGTCCCCGAGCCAGAAATGCCGCGCGCGCGAGGCAGTCAGGATCTTGTCGAGCGCCTCCGGCACCGCGATCGCGGCCGAGAACCGATAATCGAAGGTATCGCCGCGGGACGCGCAGCCAGCAGCATGATTGACCACGGCGTTGAAATCGACCTTGGCGATCGACAGACCGGAACCGTATTGCGAATTGGTCGCTGCATCCAGGAACGCCCATGCATTGCTGCGGGTGGCCTGCAACTCGAACGTGGAGCCGGTCCAGACCAGCAGCTTGCGCGTTCCGAGCACGCCGAATTTGTAGGAGCCCTGCGTCGACTGCGACGCCTTGAGCCGGATCGCCACGGTCGAGACGTCGGGGAAGGAATTGTTGCCCTTGAGGAAGGACCGAAGCCCGGCCCAAATCACGGTATCGACGCCGTACTTCGACTGCGAGTTGATGCCCATGCGGCTGAGCCGCACCAGGTATCGCCCAGGAGCAACATCTACCTTCGTGGTGTCACGGACAGGAGAGTTTGAGTTGAACTGCTTGGTGGTCTCGAACAGAGTCGAGAACGGCCCGGTCTGGACGCCGGCATCGTCGCAAGGCGCATACTCGGCCTTGAGTGTGCATCTCGAGTAGCCGTAGTTGCTGTTGTCCTGATTGACCGTGAAGCATCCCGCCGGAAACACGATGTCGATCGCGATCGCCTGCGTCTGCGTCTGCGTGCCGGCGGGGTTGGAAACGAACGGGCCGAGCGGCGAACCATAGGTCAGCGGGCCGAAACCGGCATCGTACTGGCCGCCCTCATCGCCACCGCCGTCGGGCAACTGCTGGCCGGAGACTTCGATCGACTGGTCGACGTTGGTCGGGAATAGCGTGACGGTCGCGCCTGGTTCGTAGAACGCAACCTGCGCGCCGGGGAACGAGGCCGAGATACCGCCACCCGGCGTCCAGAACACGGTGTCGTCGAGGTAGAGTGCCTCATAGGCCATGCTGCCCATGGTCGGCGCCAGCAGCACATTGAGGAATTGATCGTTGCCGACGAACTCTCCCCAGGGGGTCGCCGCGAAATCCGGATAGGCCTTGAGCCGCCCGTACCAGACCGGCAGCGGCTGGCCGAGTTTTGCGGCGTTGCCCTGCGCCTGGACCGAATAGATCTGATCCTGCGTCGCGTCCGGCGTATTGGTCGCGCCGGCCTTGGGCATTACCAAAGCATTGATGAGGAGCGATCCAGCGACGCCGACGACAGCTCCAAGGGCCGCCGCGCCGGATGTGCCGGCCGCGAATGCTGAACCCAGCAGCCCGGCCGCGGCACCTCCAGTCACCACGGTTGCAAATGCAGCGACCGCGATGAGTGCGACCATGCCAATGACTTGCTTGGCACCACCACCGCCCCCACCGAGCGGATAGGAGACGAACCGAACATTGTCGTTAGCCGCGATGCGCCGGCGCGACCAACTCTTGCGCAGCACCGCCTCGCCGTTGATCTCGAGGACGGTCGGCAATCCCTTCCGGAATTGCCAGCCGTAGACCCGATCCCGCTTCGCCCAACCCGTGCGCCGCAAGAAGGCCGTCACGGTCTCGCGCGGCTGCGGCTCGGCCTGCGCGACCTCGAGGCCGGGCATGACGAGGTGCAGCACGGGACGACGCGCGCGGTCGGCGCGGCGATCACGACGCGCGTTGGAGCGCGCCGGCGCGGGGAGCGCCGGAGATTTTCTCACGGTACCGTGCATCAGGATCTCGGTTCGAAGAAAGTCAGATTCTTCCAGCCCATCTGGCGCAGCGCGAGCGGCGCCTCGCAGGCGACGCCGGTCTTGTCGTCGCAGTGGATCACGCGCGCCTCAGGCCTCAGCCAAACGCCGATATGCGCGGGAAAGCGCGCATGTGCCATCAGCACCAGGGCGCCATCCGCGGCCGTCACCAAGCCGCCGGGGCCATCGGGAACGGCCTGCCACCTCGCCCGTTCCGGATGGCGGCCGAACTCTGTCAGCACCCAACGCCGCGAAAAGTCAGATGGGACGACGATGCCAGGCAACTCGAGGCCGAACAGTTCGCGCTGGACGTGGCGGGCGAAGTCCCAGCAGTTGCGGGACTGCCAAGCCCAGGGCTCGCCGATCAGGGGCGCCAAGAAGCCAGCGCGGCGCTGGGTATCGACAGGGCCCATAGTCATCGCCTAGTCTCGGGGCAATCCGGCTGGAGGAGCCCAATGCGCCACCATTTCCCGTTCGTTCTTTGCTTGATGGCCATTCTGTCCTGCCTCAGCGGCCAGGCCGCCGCAGCCCCTTCCGACGAAGTTGCCAAGACGGTCGCGCGCGGGCTGTCCTATTTCAGCGCGGCGGAGCGGCACTTCTCGATCTCTGATCAGTGGCAAGCCCTAAGCGGCGAGACCGTGGTTTGCGCCAGGCTCGATATCCCGAACGGCGCCAACGGATGGACAGCGACGTCGGACTTCTCGATGTTCTTCCTCTCGAAGGGCGCCATCGTGAACATGGTCAAAGACAACACGATGTTTGGATGCCCAAATCGCTCCTACGTGCCGCTGCAGCCCGTCAGCCGTTAAGGCAGAAGACTCGGGAATTGGACGTAGTCATAGTTTTTGGTGATACGCGGGAACCGCTTGTTCTGCAGGTTCTTCACGACCACCGTTCCGCTCAGCGACGTCCCCACCATTTTGACTTCGCGCAGTTCAAACTCGACGGGACCGTATGCCGGTTCAGTTAGATCGCTGTTGAGATACTCGCGATACAGCACCGAGATGTATTCGCGCACGCCCTGCGCGGCGCGGATCTTCGGCACCAACTCGCGGCCGACGTTGTCGATCGTGATTGTGGTCGAGGGTGGCTGCCCCTCACGCTGTTCCGGATACTTTGCTTCGAACGGACAAGCGATGAAGGTGACGGTCTCGCCACCATTACGAGGCGCGCCGATTTCGATGCCAAAATCCATGTCGTCGCCGACGTTCGCGACAACGCGCGCCGGCTCGTCAAACGATGACTGCCAGATCTCGAGCGTGGAGTAAACACGCGCGCTGGGCGGGCACGAGGCGTATGCCTCGAGCAGGGCTTCGTTATGTGTTGGCATCAGAAATCGTAGACCAACAGTTTCATGGCAACCACGACGCGGGTCGCCGAAAACGCGCCGTATGTCGGCTTGCCATCCTTTGCGAACTGGCAGGTCTTCGAGACGTACGCAGCCCCAGTCCAGACCTGAGCCGTGAACCGCGCGGTGCCGTTCGCCAACGTCGTCTTGACCCACGTCTTGAACGTTTCGGCTTCAGCCGGCGTCATCATGATGGACTGGCCCAGCGTTGCGACGTTGTCGCCTGGCCGCGGCCGCTGACGGATGTTGCCGCCTTCCATCTCGGTCGCGATCGGATCGAGAAACGGCTTGATCGGCTGGAAGCTGTCTCGGGCGGGCCGATACGGTACCGCTGGCCATGATGGTAGTGCCATCCTCAGGACCCCATAAACTGCCTGACGCCATACTGATTTTTCATCACGCGCGAGCCGTTCCCGGACGAGAGTGACTGTCCAACCGCGTCGTCCATCATCTTCTTCAGCGTGACGGTGAGATCACCGTTGGCGTTACGAGACGTGGAGGCCTCGGCTTGAACGCCGGTTTGGTTGATGACGTTGACGACAACCCCGCCGGAAGAGCGGTTGTCGTTGGCCGCGCCGCCGGCGGCGACACCCAGACGGCCGTCGGGGCCACGCCGTAGCGGCATGATCGCCTCCGGCCCGGCTTCACCGGCGAGACCGGTACCGCCATTCGCCATCGGGAAGATGGTTGGACCGTGCACGACGCCGCCGCGCGCGAAGGGGATGATATTGCCGCCTGCGAAGACGTTGCCGAGCGCACTGGGCGCGACCGGACCATAAAACGCGCTACCGGCCATGCCGGTATTGGCGAGTCCAGCGCTGCCTCCTCCGAAGAGGTTCGTGATCCCCGATCCGAGGCCCAAGTTGTTGGCCCCCATCTGGAGCGCCTGCATCATCGGCTGGATGATCGCGATCTTGATGATCATCTCCTCGATCGCGCGAATAACGAGCCTCGACATATCCTGGAAGCCCTGGCCTATGGACTTCGTGCCGTCGACGATGTCGGCGAGCCCGGTCGTCAATTGACCGGAGATCGTCGACGACAGCCCGCTCAGGGCCTGATTGGTGCGGAGCCCCTGCGCTTCGACGCTACCGAGGGCCGTGGCGACATCCGGATAGCTGCCCTTGAGTTGCTGCGCGATCTGGACATCATCGGGTGAAAGCAGTGCGGTCTGACTGCCAAACTTGATGTCCTGGTTGATCTGAGCTTTCGCGGCCAGATCAGTCCGGCGACCAAGCTCAGCATTGATCCTTTTCAGATCCTCGTACTGCTTTTGATCAAACGCGGTCCGGTTCGCGCTGGCTTCCTGCTCCAGCTGCTGGCGAGCCTGAAGATTGGCGCGTAGCTCGGCCTGCTGCCCGACCGACTTCCCGACGAGCTCAATCTCGAGTTGGGTGCTCTGGACGCTCTGGTTTGCGGTGAGCAGCCGGACGCGCCCCTGCTCCGATATCGCGGTCGTGGCCTGCTTCAGCGCGATCTGGTAGGCGAGCTCGGCCTCGACCTGTTTCTGCGACGCGGTGAGGTTCGCGTTGCGGTTGGAGTCGATCGACTGCTGATACGCGATGCCGCCCTTGGCCGATGGCGAGAACGCCGTGATGGCCTGCAGCGCGGTGTTGGACTGACTGATCGACTGCTCGAAGTCGGTCTTGAAGGACCGGATTTTCTCGCGAGCGACCTCGGTAGCATCCGACACCTGTCTCATGCTGAGGCCGAGCGCGGCGAGGCGGGCGCCGGCGGCCTCGTCGCCGCCGATGCTCTTCATCAGGCCGTCGAGCACCGTGAAGTCGTTGTTGAGCTTCTCGATCGCGGAGATCTCGGGCGACAGTCCGCGGACCAAGGACTCCTGGAGGAAGGACTGCTGGGCCGCGCGGGCGACATCCGTAGCCGCAGCCAGCTTCTGCTGGACCGCGACGAGCCGATTGAGTGCCTCTTCCGCGGCTGCAATCTTGCCCGGATCCGGGGTGTCCTCGATCCCGAGAATGTCGCCAAAGCCCGTCGCGGCGCTCATGGCGTTCTGGGTATTCGATCCTCCCCGGCGCAGTTCGTCGAGGTTCTGGCGCGCCCGCGCGATTTTCTCTTCCAGCGAGTCGGTCAGCCCGATCTGCTTCGCGATGAAGGCGCCGGTCGCGTCCCACGCATTCGAGACCGCATTCCCGAGGACTGTCCACACTGTAGAGGACGTCGAGACGGCTTCGCTGACGCCGGTTAGGCCGGATTTGACGCCCGCAAGAAGTGCCTTCTGCGCATCGAATAGCTTGTTCTGCGCAACGAGATTATCGATGTTGCGCTTCATTCCGGCGTCGAGGAAGCCGAGCCAGTTGTTGAGCTCGGTGGCGCCCTTCTCCGGATCCGCGAAGGCGTCGGCCAGCATCTTGGCCGCCTCGGTGGCGTCGATGCCATAGATGCGCGTGATGTCCTTGCCGATCTGGACGATTGGCAGCAGATTGTCGTTCGCGATCTTGCCGGTCTGGACCAGCGTCGAGGCAAACTCGCGGGCCTCGCTGACTGAGAGCCCGTTCGGAGTGGCGGCCGCATTCGCGATCCCGTTGATGCCGGCCGCGTTGGCGCCGGAACCGCGCCCTGAGCCCAAGAGGCTCATGCTGACCTGGTGCTGCTTGTCGAGGTAGCTGTTCAGCGCGATCGCCGCGGTGGTGACCACGGCCGCGATGCCGCCGAACACCGCCCGGGTCGGCGTCACCATGCTGGTGAGCGAGCTCAGGTACGAACCGGCGAACTCACCGACGCTGGCCTTGGACCTCGAGAAGATCTGGTAGACCTGACCGCCCTGCTGTGCCGCGATCATGAACAGCGGCTGGCCCAGCATCAGGCCGGTGACCACGTCGTTGACCTGGTAGCCGAGATTGGCCATTTCGCCGGAAAGGACGCGGCCGCCGGTGGCCGCATCCCGCATGTTCATGTCGACGTCGGAAAGACGCTTCGCCGCCATACCCTGCGCTTGCTCGAACTCAGAGCTCGAGATTAAGCCCTGGTCGAGCATCTTCCGGTACTCGGCCATCTGCTTGCCGAGTTTGACCATTTCGGCTTCGAGCGGGTTGATCTCGGCGCGCAGTGCGGCGGCTTGCGCGGCGGCTTTCTCTTCCGCCTTGGCCATCTCTTCGAGAGCGCTGACCGTCGCTACGTTTGTCTTTCCGAAAGCATCGGGCAGTTGATAGTCGGTCGCGCGCGTGTCCATCCGGAACGCATCGCGGAGTCCTTGTTGCGTGGCCTGAGCGATTTGCGTCGACTTCGCGGCTGCAATAGCCTCCAATCTGTTGAACTGCTCCTCGAGGGCGGAGAAAGTCGCGCCGCGGGATGTCGCGGAGCCGCCGCCACCGCCAAGAGCCTCGGTCAGGCTGCGCTGGAAATTGGTGCCGGCCTGCTGAGCACGCATCCCTGCGATCTCGTCCAGCCGTGAGAGTTCGGCGTCGAACGCATTTGCCGAGTCGCGCGCGGACTTCCCGGCGCCGGCGACCATGCGAGCATCAAGATCGGCGGCGAATGCGTTGCCGGCTTCCTGCGCCTTCGCGCGAGCGATGCCCTCCAGCCCACCGAATTGTGCCAGGAACGCGTCAGCGGACTCCTGGGCAGATTTGCCCGAGCCTCCGCCGACACCGAGCCTGGCGTTGATCGAAGACTGAGCCGCGGCCGCCGTAGAGACCTGCGCCATCGCAGCAGCAGCGCGCGCCGCCACCTCGTTCTGGATCTCGTACTGTTCGTTGAGTTCCTTCACCGCGGCCGTGATCGAGACGTAGCCGGTTGCGGCGAGATTTGCCGCATCCGCCGTCAGCCCAAACTTCCGGTAGGCCGCATCCAGAAGCAGGTTGACCCGGTCCAGCCCCATACCGCGATCGGCCGCGTTGTTGATGCGGCGGATCAAGGCCTCGAACTGCTGGCCGGCTCCGTAGCCATCGAGCAGCGACTTGCTGACCGACGCCATGCCGCCGGGGATCTTCGCCAGCGCGGCGTCGGACTGCGCCAGTGCCGCATTGAGCGCCTTGTCGCTGGCGATCATGCGAGCGTCGGCGTCGACCTTCTGTTGAGCGCCACGGGTGTAAGCCGTGGCGTCAAAATCAGAGGTAACCCTCAGCGATGAGAGAGCGACGCCAGGCATCAGTATGTGGCCTCATTGGGATTTGGTGCGGGACCGCGGGCGGCTACCCGCCGGCGCTCTTCATCGGCCTGTCGGGCGTCGTCCGACTTACGCTGGACATGCTCGAGGTATTCCTCGTCCAAGGCACCGACCAAGGCGTGGAACGTCTCGAAGGCGGCGCCGCGGATGCGGTACCGTCGCGCATATGCATCGATCGAAAGGAACATGATGGGCGACTCGCCGCCCATGGCGCCGTACTGCCGATCGAACCTCAGCGCGTGCCAGGCCCGCCAGCAGATTTCCGCACCTGGCGGCACGAAGGCATCTTGTGGTCGACCCGCCGCCCCGGAGAACTCCGCGGCGTCGGGATCTTCCTCAGCGAGCTCTGCGAGCCATTCGTCCTTACCCTTCTGCTCGAGCTCATAGCGAAGGGCGGCCCTCAGTTTTTTGCGGTGTTGCCGACGTACTGGACCTCGGAGGTGCCGACACGGCTGGCCGCGATGTAGATCGAGTACCTGACCTTCCGATAGGCCTCGTCGGTCAGGATCTCGGCCGCAGCTTCCGGGGTGTATTCGGCGTCGAGGCCTTCCCAGCCGAGAAGCAGATGCTCGACGGCGAGCTTGCCCATGACCTCGGCGTTGACGTCGTCGGGGATGGGATCGGATCCGTATTTCTCCCCAAGCTTCTTCATCGCCGCGTCGCGGGAAGTTCGGAAGTCGGGGAAATTCGTCGACCGGACGAACCAGCGGATGTTGGGATCGAGATCGACCGCCTTGATCCAGTCGCCTTCCCGCTCCTTTTGCAGGTCGGCTTTGAGGGACTCGAGACGAACGATTTTCTTGGTAGAGGCAGTTTCCGGGGAGGTTTCCATGGGCTTGGTGTCACCTTGAGGGTCAAGGGAAGCCCGGCCAGGGTGCCAGGCGATGAAGCCGGCGATCTTGAGGACACCAATCCTCTACCGGCACCAACCGGTCCAGATCGCGGGTAGATGTTGCACGTTGCAGTGACGAGATGAGGCTCCGCGAGAAAGGCGGACCGATTGTACTAAGCGATTTCCAGCGGCTTGCGAACCGCCTCGACCAGCGCATACCCCGCTGTGGTTAGATGAATGCCGTCAGAGAGGAAATAGGTCAGATCGGCGGTGTTCTGGAGCTGCGAGATGGCCCCGACGTCGGCAACGACGTAGCCATTTGCCGCTGCACCCGCGATCAGCAGAGAGTTATAATAGTTGCGGCAATCACCCCTGAAATTTCCAGTCCCAACGCCAAAGTTGGTCCGCGAGAGAACTGTCGAGGTGACGATCTTGGTGAATCCTGCCGCCTGCGCAGCCTGCACGTATGGCAGGAAATAGTTGTTGTAGAGGTTCTGCGCAGAGATCGCGTTGCCAGTCTGGGCATCGGCCGTGCTGGTGTAGGTGATGACACCGATATCGTTGGTCGGATCGATGATGTGGATGACGTTCTTGGACTTGGTCGCGTCGAACAGGCCGAGCACACGCGCGCGGTTGGTATAGGCTGTCGCGAGAGTCTGGCCGGCCAGCCCCATGTTGTAGTATTCCCATGCGCGGACGTCGCCTTGCGGGCCACGGCCAAAGCCGCCCTGCCAGCCCGCACTCTGCAGCGAAGCTGCGCCGACGCCGCTCATCAGAGAATTGCCGTCCTCGACAAGTCGGTAAGTCCAGGTGGTGTTGCCGGCGCGATCCGGATTGAACGAAGCATTGAGCGCGTTCTCGACGACCAGGTTCGCCGCCGCGGCGTCAGCTTGCGCATAGATAGCAATGCAGAACACGTCGTTCTGCGAATTGTACTGGTTGTTGAGCGAGCTCTTGCCGAAGCGCATCCCTTGGATCGCAGAGGACGAGATCGCGCCCGTCGCGAACGTCCGCTCGACACCGTCGAACCGCGCACGGACGTTGGATCCACCGCACACGGTCGTGATCGTCTGCAAATGGCTGCGCGGGAAATACGTGTTGAAGATCAGACTCCCGAAATTCGCACCTAGACCGCCACCAGAGCCGAGCAGGAACGAATTCGAGGTGGCGAATCCCGTGTCGGAAAAACCCTCCCAGATGAGGTTCTGCTGGTTGGGGCAGTGGTCAACCATCATCATGTAGACGCTGATGGCCTGCCGGTTGAGGCCGGCCAACACCGGCGTATCGAGCCACTTCGCGACCGCGCTCTGCGGCCACGTGTCGAAGGTGATCGGCCGGATACCCGCCCACTCATTCAGCGGAGAGAAGATTGGACGGTTGGCGTCGGTCGCCTGGACAAGATCCAGACCATTGCCTGACTGGTCGTAGACCTTGGCGATGGTCAAGGCGGACCCAGCCGCAAAGCTATCCGCCGTCGCCTTGTCAACGATATTCCCGGCGAAGCCGATATCCATCTGTGCGCTATCGGACGCGCGCTGCACCCGGATGCAACTTCCCGTCCACGTCGAAAGGCGAGTGGTGGAGTAGACCGCCTTAAGGTTGGTCGCCGGGATCGAGATCGCGGGCGCCTCCGGTATGCCCAGCGCCGAGCGGATTGCAGGCCCCATCTGCATTTGCCAGCCGTTATGGCCGGTGTCGGTTCGATGCACGTTGTCGGTACCGACCCAGGTGTCGGCATTGCCGTCGCCAGTCGTGGCGCCGACGCGGCCCGTGCCATGTTCCCAGTCGGCGGCCCAACTATCGACGAAGAAAACCAAGCGACCGTACCGGCTATCGGCTTGAACGGCGGCCTTGATCGCGTCGGCTCGGGCTTGCGTCGGAGTGAAGGCCCCCGAGACGCCGCGGCGGGGCGGCCCTACTTGAATGTAAGGCACCCCCGGGAGCGCCGTGGCTAAAGCGTTGAGAAACGCCGTTACCTCAGCTTGCAGCGCTGCTGGCGTCGGGGATTGATCGTTGTACCCTGGTAGACCGATGATCAGGTCGGGATTGCGCGGCGTGATCTCGTTCGGGATGCGCGCCCGCATCGTCTCGGTCCCGGCGATGTTCGTCGTCAGATAGCCCGTGCCGCCCTGCCCCTGCGCCAGAACGTTGTGCACGCCCAGCGCTTCCTTGAGCCTGTGCGCCATGCCGAGCAGGTTCGACGTCGCGCCCGTTCCTGCCACATGACTGTCGCCAATCACGAGGATCTTGGGCCCGCCCGGATCGTACTTCGTGATGGTGCCAGCGACGTCGACGCCGGCAAAAAACAGGAAGTTCTCGAACTCGATGCGGTACCGGCGCGGCGCCACCGATCCGTTGGCGATCTTGACGCGATGGCCGCTGAAATCGGCCAGCGCCTGGATGTCGGTGCGCGGCTGCAAGGCAGTTGCCTTGAAGCCGTTGCCGTCGAGAACGTCAATCGAGATGCGGTAGGCGCATTGAGTACCGAGCTGCGCCACGAACGAGATATCAACGTCCGCATCCGATGTCTGAAAATAGACCGAGCTTGTGCCTTGATAGCCGTTGCCCGTGCCGTAGTTAGAGCCCGCGCCCTTTGCCCAGAACGCTCCCGGAGGGCCGGAGGACGCCTGCGTGGCGACCACGCCACCGACATAGGTGAACAGCGGATCGGTCGCGGTGTACTTCGAGTCGTAGTTGCCGGGGACAACCGAGCTATTGGCGTTCGCCGTCGCGTTCATCGTGATGGTCGGAGGCGACACCATCGCGACAAGAGGCTTTGCCGCGAGCCCATTCGCCCGCAGCAGCGCGATCTTGGCTGGCACCCCTCCCCCAAGGGAAGCGCCTGGCTGAAGAAGAGATGGAACGCCGATCTGCATTTCAGGCGGCCGTGCTACCAAAGAGACGGAATGTGTTGCGCGAGAACGCGATGAGCGAAAGCATCACGAACTGGGCCGACGTCTTCAGTTGGTTGCTAGGTTCGTTGAGTGTGACGCCGACTCCTGCGGCCCCCGCGGCCACCGCAACAGTCACCTGCCCGGCTCCGCCTTGGCTGATGCCACAGAAAAAGTCGGGTCGTAGCGAGTTAGGGACTGAAACCGTAACCGCAGATCCGGCCGTAAAGTCCAATATCCTCGCGTGGTGCGCATCATTGTCGAGCGTCACCGCCGTGCCGGCTATGGAGACGATTTTTGCGCCAGCATAGAGGCCGATGTCCTCGACAGGAATTGCCCCCTCGGTCTTGCTCGACGGAGCAAAGCCAAGCGCCGTTCGCAGATATTGCGGGATATTCAGCGCCATCATCTACCTCCGAAAGGCAAGTCTCGTTGAGATCGCATCACTCGACGTAGGGGAGACGGTCGAGGATGATGTGGGCGTTTGTCGCCACGTCCTGGGCCGCCTGCCAGTCGAAATCCGCCATCACGTCGGTGTTCTTCGCCGTGGCTTGCGGGTTGCCGCCGCCGCGGTAGATCGCCCGCGGGATCTGGAAGAACAGGGTCTGGCCGTTCTTCGTGACGCGAGAATTGATCTGCCGCGGCGTGCCGTTGTAGAAGGCCTCGACCTCGTCCTTGCTGCCGAAGTACGTCGTCAGCTTACCCGTAACGGTGCACTCGCCGTCCGCGATATCAACCGGCGCATCGGAGTCGACGGCGTCGCGGGACCGAAGGTTGTTGTTGATCTGGAGCGTGAACCCCTTCGCCCAATTCGGCGCGCCAAGCTGGACCTGGTTCACGCCGAGGCGACCGACGTTCGCATTCGCCGCCATCACGACGCCGGTCGTAACGGCGTCAGGCGCGGCATCCAGCGTCGTGGTGCTGATGCCGCCACCCATGCCGGTAAAGGCGACCGAGCCCTTGATCTTGTCGCCGCTCGTCATATCGACGCTGAAGGTGTTCGCGCACATGCCGAGGTTGGTGATGTAGGAGGGCACCGGCTGCGCCAGGAACCCCTTCTCGATCGAGAGGGAGTTTTTCGTTACGCCGTTCTTGATCTGGTCGCCGAAGAACACCCAAATCGTCTTGCCGGTACCGGCGTCAGTCGTCCAACCCGACGGGAGGTTATCCAGCGTCAGCTTGTTGGCCGCGATGCCGGTGACGCGGGCGTACGCGGCCGCGCGCGCCTTGGTGCCGGCCGAGATCAGGAAAGCGAACTGAGTGCCAGCCGCACTGCCGCCGACCTTCACTGCCTGCCCGACTGCCAATCCAAGCGTCGTGAAGTCGAGAGCGGTCGAGCCCAGACCGTCGGCCAGCGCCGTGAGGTCACCGGACGCACCAGCAAAACCGACGACCTTAAGCGATGCCGTGCCGGGAGGCGCCATCTCGGCGACCAAGCCGGTGGCACCGACAACCGTCGTTGCCGTCGATGCGCTCGCCCTGAAGATCTGGTTGTTGGCGGCCTGGCCAAAGCCCTTGGCCTGGACGAGATGGCCGACCTTCACCGCGGTACCGCCGGCGTTCACCGCATACGTGCTCGCCACGGTGCCGGCATCGGTGATGATGCTGTCCGCGGTGCCGTCGTTGAAAAACTGCGGCGTGTTCACCCAGGCATTCTCGAATGCCGACATGATGATCTCGGACATCGGCGAGAGATCATCGGGGTAAGAGAGCTCGAAGTTGATGCCGCCCTGCGAGACCTGGTTGGTCTTGATCGGATCACCGAGCATGCGGTCATCGCGGAGCTCTTCCGAATCCACGTACGTCGGCGCGAAGCTCAACGACTCGCCGGTAATGCGCATCTTGCGCATGCGCGGGGTGTTGGGCGTCACGCCCAGCGTCGACTCCCTCACGCAGACAACCTGGGTTCTATTGGCCGACGTCATCGATCGCTCTCCCAAAGAAAAAGGCGCCCGAAGGCGCCTTGCGTGAGATCAGAAATTGTGAGGCTGGCTACTTCTCGGAGCCCGCAACCGCCGGCGCCGCGACCATCTTGTTCTCGGGAGGCGCGACCGGAGGCTTCGAAGTTTGCGCCTTGATGAATTCGCCCCGCTCGAGCGTCTCGATGGTGTGCGGCGACACGTCGTCGGTCTCCTCGACGGTGTTGGCTCCCTCGACGTCCGGCTTGAAGCGGCGGTTGGTCGAGTTGAAAGGCTTCAGAACGTCGTATTTCATTGGCGGGCTCCTAGTGCGCGTCGATGACGCGCCATTCGATGCTGACGGACATCAGGTAGTAGTTGGCATTTTCCTTCCCCGGGTCGCCGGCGCCGAGATCGGCGTCCATGAACTCGAGGAGTCCGCTCATCAGCGTGTTGTTGCCGCGGAAGAGATTGGCAAGACCCTTCGCGAGCCGGCGTGCCTCTTTCGAGCCGGTACCGCGCGGCGTGAAGACATGAAGCCAGAGCGTCCCGCCTTCATCCCACCGGTTCGAGCCTTGGTCGCCGGCGCCGATCGACTCTTGGCCGTAAAGCTCGCTGTTGAGCATGACGAGAACCCAGGTCGAGACATCACCCGCCGGCGGTCCATCACTTTCGTTCTCGTAGACCAGCGTGCCGTCGGCCGGATCCCATGCGCCCGGCACCCAAGCCCCGCTGATCAGGTCCGTGTAGCCGAGATAGGCCTGGACGGCGGCGAACACCGGATCGTCGGGGAACGCCATCAGAGCACCTTCATCGACAACACCAGAGCCGGATATGTCATCTGAGCTCCGGCCATGGTGTCGGACCGCAGCTTTGTCCGCGCGAATGGCCGGTAGCCGCGGCGGAAGCGCCCCTTCAGGACATAGCCGCCCGGCAACGGGATCATGGTGCGTTTCGCGATGACGAAGTTGCCGAAGCGCGCCATCACCGCCTTGCGGACGTCCTCGACGATGCCCGGCGGCACCGTCATCCGCATGTGGCCGACGTCGATCTTACGGGCATACGGGCGATTGTTGGTCAGGACCACCGTCGAGTTGATCGGGATATCGTCGAAGCTTTTCACGACGCCGCCGGGCGTCATGATGAACCACGATTTCTTGTAATCGCCGGACTTCTCGGGCGATCGCTCCACCGCGGTCTGGAGCGCGAATTCTACGATCTCGCGCCACCAATGGAAGACGTACAGGATCGGGCCCGGCGGCACGACGGTCTCTTCCTGTGCGCCGAGGCGACCGTTGACGTACCTCTCGTACCGTTCCGACCCCTCGCCTTCTTGGATCGCGTTGGCGAGCTCGGATCGAGCGAAGGCGGCCAACTCCTTGCCGATGTTCTCCGGCGCGATGCCGGCCGTGGCCAATTGCAGATCCTTGGCGAAGGTCGATATCCGCGGCATTCAGCTGCCGGTCGTCCGGAGCTCGTAGCAGCCCTGGTACTCGCGATGATCAGGATCCACGGTGTCGATCGTGGTCGGAGTGACGAACGCGTCACCGAGATAAATTCGATCACCCTTGACCGGCGGGATCGGGAAGCCCTTCGCCGCCAACTCAAGTTTCGAGACCGTGATCAGACGCATCCCGGCCGTGATGCCTTTGACCAACTCGTCCGGCGTGTAGTTCCTGACCGTCGCCTTAAGGTCAGCGCGGCTCGCCACAGTCTGAGGCGTGGTCTTCGTCATCCGACGGATGCTGATCACCTGGCCACGCCGGTTGATAGCCTCGCGGGCGCGATCTGCGGCGGCCTGGTCCATCACATCGGCTCGTAACAGTAGGGATCGAGCAGCCCGGTCAATTCCGGCGGCAACCCACTGGTATCACCACCGCCGCCGGAAACTGCGCCGACCCAGAAGTCGAGGCGCTCGATATCGGTCACCCACTGCGATTTGACCAATGGGTCGCGGGTGCGCGCCGCGCGCGTGGCCTTGATCAGCGAGATCACGCAAGCCTCGATGTCTTCCGGCAGCGTCGGGTTGGCGTCCCCAGGAAGCTTCCAGCCGGCATCGAACCGGATGACGGTCCGATCCGTCGGCTGGAATGATAGCGAGGTCAAATTGCCGTCCCAGACGCGGCGGAGCATGCCGGCCGGTCCATCGAGTTCATAGCCGGTATCGGCGATGGCGGTATCTCCAACCATCACCGAGGCGATTTCAGCCACCGGCTTCCGCGCCAGGACAAGCTCGCATCCCTGCGACCGCATCCAAGGGCTCCGGGCAAACTTCTGCTCGAGCGTCTCGAAGCCGATCGTCCGCGTCCCGTCCTGGGCGTACGGCACGTTCATGTAGGAGCAGATCCGCGACGTCATCTGCTTGATCGCCCGCTGGAGATACGGGTCCTCGGAATGGTCGGCGTCGGAGATGCCGAGATCCGCCTTCAGATTGGCGAGGGTCGTGATGTCCTTGTTGGCCGCCGGCGTGATTACGGTGAACATGCGGCCCTCTCAAAGCAGTCCGGGGGCACGCGGCCCCCGGGATCTTCGCGAGTTCTGAGCCGGCTTAGCCGGAGACAACCGGTCCATCGGCCGCCTTGAGAGCGGCGACGAGATCGGCTTTCGCAGACTTGCCGGAGATGTCGACCTTGCGCGCATCGGCCAAGGCCTTGAGCTCGTCGACCGTCAGGGCATCGTAATTGCCGGCCGCGATCGCCGCCTTGACCTCGTCGTCATGCTTCAGAAGCGCGATCCAGTCGGCCTTCTTGGTGGCCTTGCTGCTGTCGAGACCGCGGCGGTCGGATTCGGCGCGCAGCTGCTCGACGTTCATCTTGTCGTAGGGCTGCTGCTCGCCGCCCCCCTGTCCGTCGCCCTGGCCACCCTGATTGGACCAGACGTCCGCCTTTTCAGGCAGTCCGCGGGCACGCCGGCCAAAATTCTCGGCGGCGTCCATCGCTTCCTGCTTGTTGTGGAACGGCTCGTCCTTGTTCAGCTTGACGCCGCCGGCATCGAACAGATCCCAGCCGGGACCTTCGAGGCTGGGCTCGACGCGGTAGCCAATCAGCACCTGCCGCGGCGGCACTTCAACGTCGCGGTTCTTTGCCAAGAAACCTGCCTCTTGGATCTCTTCGTCCGTCGGCACCCTGGCCGTCTCCTGCGCGATCGCAGCCTTGGCTGTGACCGCATCCATTTCCACAATCTGGCCGTCCTGACGGCCGGCGAGTTGAAGCACGTACATGGTTCACTTCTCCGTTCTGCTACACCCTCGAACAGCCGAGACCGCGATAACGCGGTCCCGACTCGTTCGTTGCGCGCTTAGTCGGTGAGCGCCGACGGCGGCGTTGCGGAAGCGAAGCGCGGCCCGCTGAGGATCCAATACGCCTGGGTGATGTTGGCCGCGTTGGAGGCGCCCGTCGACATATAGACGCAGTCGAACGGGATCGCCGCGTTGATATCGAGGTAGGCCGGATCGACCTCGAAGATCACCATCTTGTTCTTGACCGCCGCATCGGTGGTGAAGTTGACCGCATCGGCCTGGCGCGTCTTGGTGTCGCCAAGCGACGTGTCCAGGTTCGTCCAGATGCGGACGGGGTTGGTGATCGCCTTGCCACCCGCCTTCGCGACGGTCTGCGCCTGAAGGATCGACAGCAAGATGGTGGCAGCGTTGCCCTGAGTGATGTGGACCACGAGCCAGGCCTTCGAATAGTTCTTGAGGCTGACAGCGTTGGCCTGCGCGCGACCGGCAGCGTCCGCCGCCGGGGCAAGCGCCTCGACGATCTGAAACTGCTCCGGGAAGGTGAATTTCGCCATGTTTTTGGCTCCAGATTTCGGGATGGGGTGAAGGGCCGCCGCCGATCGCGGCGACCCCGACTATCAGTGACCTTCCGCCGCGATCAGCGGGCCTGGAGGGTGACGAACGGCGACTGCGAGTTCGACCCCTTGTACGGGGTGCGCGCCGTGCGCCACTTCGGCTGACCGTTGAAGCGGTAGACGAAGCGGAAGCAGGTCTCGTCGTAGATGAAGCGGACGTGGATCGAGGACGCCTGCTGCATCTGCCCCTTGTCGATCGCGAGATACGCGGTCGGGTCGAACAGGATGATGTCGCCGAGACCGCTGAGGGTGTTGTTGTACTCGGTCGGGATGACCGGACGCCCCTGCAGTTTGGCGTAAGCGCTGTCGGTCGGCGGCGTGTAGCTCACATAGGCCGGGAGACCGCCGACGATCTGCGAGTTGTCGACGTTGAACACCGGCATGCTGAGCTGGCCGAACATCGGCTCGACGTCCGGGTTGATCAACCACACAGCGTTCTTGCGGCTGCGCATCGGCAGGCGCGACCACATCTTGAGGATGTTCATCGACAGCAGCGTGTTGGCCGCCTGGTTGGCCTCCTTCGAGACCGTGACCAGCGCGCCGCTGTTCAGGATGCCGAGCGGCATACCGACACCGGTGCCGTTCACGATGGCGTCTTCGAGTTTGAACGTGAACTCGGTGTTGAACGCCTCCTTGAGCCAAGGCTCGAGGACCGCCGCATCCTGGAGGGACTCGTCGGTCGCGTAGCAGAGGCCGGTCAGCTTATCGAGCTCCATCGAGATCTGACGGAACTTCGGCTGGGTGGCGGTCTTCTGCTGGGCCTCACCGGTCCAGAACGCCTGGATGCCGCCGGCGCGGGAGCCGTTGGCGCGGCTGGTCTCGTCGACACCGTTGAGGCGGATGCCGTTCGAGTTGGCCGAGAGGCCGATCTTGCCCGGGTTGATCAGCGACAGGATGTCGCCGCCGGCGTAGAGGTCATCCAGCAACTGATCCTGGAAATCGCTCTGCACCAGGAAACCGCCCTCCGAGCCCACGCTCTCGTTGACGCCGGTCGGGCCTGCCGACTGCACCATGACGAGGCGGCGATCGGGCGTGGAGTTGGGGATGCCGGCGCGCGCGATCGCCATCATCTGCTCGCCGAAGGAGCCGAACTTCTCGGGCTGCTGCTTCGGCTCGGCCGGGACGCGCGCGGCGCGCTCGGCCGGGGTATCGGCGCTGAGATGGCTCGCCGACTCCATGCCGCGACGCTCTTCCATGAGCAACTCCTCGCGGGCGATCTCGGCGTTGACCGTCGCGAGTTCGCTCGGGATCTCGGCGGAGGTGGCGGTGGCCGGGGTCGTCGAGGTGATGCGGTTCAGCCGCGACATCTCATCCGGCGTGATGGTGTTGGCATCGAGCTTCGCTGCCAGAGCGCCGGCCTCGACGAGGAGGTCTGCCTTCTTCTGGCGAAGAACTTTGATACGCATTTCGCGTCTCCAATAAAAAAGGCGCCCGTGTTCGGGGCGCCTTGGTTGGGATGGACTCGTCGGAAGTTGCGGTCTCGACAGAGCCCGCGTTTGCACGCGAAGATCGGGGTCGCTACAGCGCCCCTACTCCGCGAATTCGGATGTCAGATCAGGGGCGCGCGCCGAGCGCGATGAAGGGCGACTGCGTCAGCGTCGCGTTTCTTGGGGTGACCGGGGTCATCCAGGCCGGGCTGCCGTCGACGCGGTAGCGCAGCTTGAATGCTGTCTCGTCGGTCACGTACTGGACGTGGATGCTGCGCTCGATCGGGTCGGAGGCTTGCGACAGCAGATACTGGCCGAAATCGCACAGCATGATGTCGCCGATGTTGCCGATGGTCGGGTTGTATTCGCAAACCTCAACCGGGATCGTCAGAAGTCGCATGACGCCGGCGGCGTCCGCGACCACAACGGGAGCGCCAGCCGCATCGGTCATCTGGAGCAGAAGATTGAACACGTCGCTGTTCATCACCCACACGGCGGTCGCAAAGGATGCGGGCCACAGACGGCCGACCATCTTGGCGAGGTTCGCATACAACACGGATTGCGAGGCTTGGGCACCCTCTGCCGGGACAACGATCAGCGCCCTTGAATTGAGAACGCCCAGCGGCACACCGGCGCCGGTACCGTTGATGATCTTGTCCTCGATCGTGAACTGCATCTCGAGCGACATAACGCGCTCCAGGAACGCGCTCAGCGCCGGTACATCCTCGGTGAGCTCATCCGTCGCATAGATGATGGTCAGAAGCTTCTTCAACAGAAGCCCGACCTGATCGAACTTCGGCTTCGAAGCCGTCGGGGCTTGGCCTTCATCGACCCACCAACTCCGGACGCCACCAAACCGCGATCCGTCGACTCGGCTGGTCTCGCTGATTGCCGGAACCTTCACACCGGCCCTGCGGGTGATCGGCTGCGGCGCGCAGTGCCTAATGATACGGCCAGTCGCATAGATCCGCATCCAGATCTCGGATGCTACGGTTTCCGGCACGAGGAAGCCGCCGATCGAGGCTTGCCCCTCGCCGATGCCGGTCGCAGTCGCCTGCGGTACGAGCCCTTCGATGTTGCGATGACCGTTGCCGTACGCGATCAGCGCGGTAACCAGCGCCTCGAGATCGGCATGCCGGATGGGTGCGTTCATGATGACCGCCGTTTTCTGCGAGTGATGGGGCTTGGCGATCAGGCCGCGAGGATCGCGAGACGGACGCGAACGCGCTCGGCTTCAGCCTTGTTGTCCGGCGTTTCCGCCGGCGCCTCGGGCTCCGTCGTGGCTTCCGGCTCAGCGCCAGGCGGCGGCGTGAAGGAACTGTTTTCCTCCAGCTTGCAGATCCACACACCAGACGCCGTCTCGTGGATCTTGGTGTAGACCGCGGCACCATTGGCGACAGCGATCGTGATGGTGCCGTTGGCCTCGAGGAGGCATCGGTCGGCCCCGCCCTTGATGACCTCGGGATCGATCCGCACCTTCGCTGGCCAGGGGCCGTCGGCATAGGTAGTGATGACGCCGGGCGCACTGACCTGGCGGAAGACCAGGCTTTCACATCCTTCTGTGAGCAGCACGTCCATGTCGACCTTGAGCGGCGCCTTGGGATCGTACGCGGCCTCTTCCGCCGCAGGCTCGGCCTGCTCCAGCTCCGCAGTCTGGTCGCCGGAGGCGCGCCGACGATTGGCCTCCTGTGACATGTCGGGGATCCCCCAGCTCGCCAGCGCGCCCTGGATGGTGGAGATGTCGTCGATCATGCCCAGTTTCTTCGCCATCTGGGCGTCGTAGACGCGGCCCTTGCCGAACTTGTCCATGACGACCTGTGCGGTGACGCCGCGGCCGCGCGCCACGGCATTCACGAAGTCAGAATACGTGCCGTCGACCTGCGATTGGAAGAAAGCCTTGCCCTCGGCGCTCAGCGGCTCCGACGAATTGCCCTCGGTCTTGTACTCGCCGGCGTAGATGTACGTCGGCTTGATCCCCATGTCGGCCAGCATCGCGGAACAGTCGTAGTGGCACATGAAGACGCCGATCGAGCCGACGTCAGCCGACGGGACGCCGATGATCGTTTCGGCCTGGCTCGCAATCCAATACATCGCGGATGCCGCCAGCGGATTGATCAGCGCAACGACCTGCTTTTTCTTGCGGGCCGCGAAGACCGCATCGGCAGCCTCCTGCGTGCCGGTGACGTAGCCGCCCGGACTGTCGCAATCGATGAAGATCGTCTCGATGCTTGGATCCGCCGCCAGGCGGCCGATGACCTGCGAGAGGCGCAGGGTCGAAAAGGCATAGGGCTGGTACTCGACGTCGTACATCGCGATGCCGTGACACGACACCAGCGCGGTAAAGCGACCGGTCTTGGTGCCCGGCACGATCACCGGCGCAGCCATCTTCTCGGCGCGCTGCCGGGCCGCCTCGATGTCGGTCCCCTCGTCCTCGACACAGAAGCTGCGCGCGGACTCGGTGCGGTCCAGGAACATCTCACGCAGCTCGGCATCATCGACGCTGCCGCGGACAATCCGCTCCAGCAGCGGCGTCATGGCGGCGCCAATACCGTTTCGCATGTCAAACGCAAGCACCCGGCCGTTGACTGAGCGGATCTCACGCTTGAATCGGCGCATCGTTCCCATGTTCGACCTCGTGCTGTTTCAGAACGGCGGCGATCGTTGCCGCGAGTTTCTCTTCACGCGTCTCGAGGAGAGCGTGCCAATCGTTTGCTCCGAGCGCTTCGCGCTTCTGGAATTCGCAGTAGGCGCGGGCTCCATCCCGACGGATGTCGAGCATCTTCATGACGCTGCTGACGTGCCCGCCGTAGAAGGCCTTGATCCAATCCCGCATGCCGTCCGCATCGCCGGCATGGCGGACGAGCGCCTTGCCGAAGGCCTTATTTTCCTTGTCGGCGAGACGCCGCGCGCGGGCGTCGGGCGAATTGTCCTCGATCGCGGGTGTCTCGGCCGGTAGTGCGGCTGGCTGCTTAGCACCTGCTGCGCCGCCGCCGGGGTTCGTGCCCTGGGGCAGAACGTCGGCCCATGGCTCCGATCGCCGATTCCAGCCTTCCCACTGCCGGGCTTCGTTCTGCGTCAGCCAGGCCGGTGTGCCGCCGGCGCCGAGCGCCTTCGAGATGTAATCGGCACGAGCCTGCAGATTGCCCTTCTCGAGATCGTCGAAATCGTACGCGACTTCGTAGACGCCCTTGGCGAGGATGAGATCGCGCCGGATCGCCTGGACGATGCGGCGGGCCCAGGGCCGGATGGTGTAGCGGACAAAGTTGAGCGACTGCTCCTCGACCGTTGACCGGTTCGTGGTGTCGTCGATGCCGAGCATGTGCGGCGGGATGCGCCAGAACCGCGCGACCTCAAGCAGTTGCCACTTCCGGGCTTCGAGCAGCTGGGCCTCGGAGGCCAGCATCGAAGCCTTTTCGTATTTGATCCCGTCCTGCAGGATCATCGGTCGGCCGACGTTGTTGCCGCCGGCAAACATCTCGACCAGTTTCGTGATCAGCCGGCGCTGTGCCTCCGGCGACATCTTCTTCTGGGACGACAGGAAGCCGCCCATGTTGAGATTGTTCGAGAAGATCCTCGAAGCATAATTGTCGGCGGCGATGCCGAGACCGATTGCGTCGGCGGCGATATCGACCGCACGCAAACCGTTGACGCCGTCGCTGGACAGTCCCGGGATCCGGAACATCTCCTCCTGCAACAGCGTCCGCGTGGCGCCGGTGAACGGATCCGTGATCTTGAACCGTAGCGTGCCGTCGCGGATGACCTCGGTCGTCACCCGGTCGGTGTGCAGTGAGACCAACTGGTCGACGGCACCGCGCGCGCCAGGCTTGATCTCGGCGAAACCGACGCCGCGCAGTGCGGCATGCAAAATGGTCGTTTCCCAGAACTCGACCGCGGTCTGGATGCCGTTCGGTTGATACCGGATCAGTTCGCCGATCGGGTGCGAGTTGAACTCCTCGCGGTCTCCGTTGGGCTGCACCCGATAGACTGACATCGGGAGCGATGCCATCGTTTCGGCGAGCACCTTGACGCACGAATAAACCGCGGAGGCGCGCAGGGCGATATCAGCGGTGACGCGGATGCCGGCCTTCGATTTCCGGCCGAGCTCGGAGTACCAAAAGTCGTCATCATCGCGCTCAATCGCGTCGGTGACGTCGGCCGCCCAGCGATCGAGTTGTGATCGCGGAGCGAATGCGCCCGCGAGCGTGTCTCTCCAACCCATGGGCGATCTGTCCTGATGAGTTGCGGGTTACCGGCGCGCGGCGCCCGAGGCAGCCAGCATCACACCAGAACGTCTTCTTCTTCGTAGGCAGAGCCGGCGGCTTCCGGATTCATCGACATCAGCGAGACCGCATCGAACAGGGCCATCAGCGGATCGATCTTGCCGGTCCCGCTCGCCTGCTTGTTGATCACCACGGCGTTGCCCCGCTGCTCTGCCTTCGCGTTCCCGATGCACCAGGCCATCAGCTTCGAGCCGTCGTGGATCAGTTCACCGCCGGCGACCTTGCGTTCAGTGTCCTTGATGGCACCGTTGAGCTTCCAACCCTGGGCGATACCGACGATGCGGTCCTTTTCGAAGCCTCGCTCCTCGCTGGTGAGCTCATCGACGATGGAGCCGATGCCGGCGGCGTCGACCGCGATCGCGGGGCCTTCCGCGAGCTTACCGGCTTCCTCGATCGTCATGACGATGTCGGCCACGGCGACCACATCCTCGCCCGGCTTCTCGACGATGGTCAGCGTGCCTTCCTTGACGAAATCCAGGAGCGCGTTCGCGATCTCCATGCGCCGGACCAGGACGATCTTGTGCGCCCAGGCCCGACACCACAGCAGCCACCTGCCCGTCTTTCGCTCACGGCCGAGAACGGCGAGACCGAGCAAGTCGTCGAGCCCGCCGCCGTCGATGCCGACGACAACCACTTCAGACCGCCGGAGCAATTCCTCGAATGAGGAAACCTTCTCCGGGGTCTTCTCCCAGAAGTCGGCGCCAGCCCAGCGATCGGAGCGAAGCCGCAGGCCGACCTCGATGTTGAAGTGCTGCGAGGCGAGAAGAGCCAGCGCCGCAGCGCCGGTACGCTTCGCCTTGATCAATTGTGTGGTCAGGAACACCGGGTCGACCGATCGCCCGTAGTTCGGGTTGATCATCGGCCAGAACTTCTCGTCCTGCCATTCCTCGCTGTCCTGGATCTTGTACGGGAGCTCGTACAGGATCGGCAGCAGCGGCAGCACTACCTTGCCGTCGCGAACATCGCGCGCGGTCTGCAACTCGTCCTTGAACACGCCGACGGGCGGATCCTTGGACTGGGTCGTGATCTGGATCATGAACCCGTCGGGCCGTGACGCCAGCGAACCGCGGATTTCCGTGAAGATGTCTGCCGCCTTCGCTTTTGCGGCAAATTCGTGCGTCTCGTCGACCAGAATGAAGGTCGCCTTCGACCCGGTAATGACGTCCTTGTCGGCCGCCTTGATCATGATCACCGCACCGGTGCGGCGGTGTGTCAGGGTCCGCTGGTGCACCTGCGGGTGGAAGAGCTTCTTGAGCTCGGTGTCCAGCTTGATGATGCCGTGCGCCTGCTTGAAGGCGATGTCGGCAATCTTCTTCGTCGGCGCGATCAGCAGCAATTCGGCTTCCGGCCGCCGGTTCATGATCGCCGCGGTGACCATGATCGCGGCCGCCACGGAGGACTTGCCGTTCTTCTTCGGCACCAGGAGGAAATACTCCTGGATCATGCGCCGCCTGATCGAGGCGTCGTATGAACCGAAGACGACCCGAACCAGGTCGAACACCCACTCGTCGCACGCCTCTCCGTGCGTCCAATATTCGCCGTTCGCGTGCGGCTCGATGTCGGGGACCTTCAGCCGCTTGAAGATCCGGAGTGCCTTCTCGGCCTCGGCGTCGAATAGCCTCAGGTTCGGCGGAATAAGCGACTTCCGCTCGAGTATCCGGCTCTCCCAGTCGGGAAGCGCGGTCCGCCAATCGCGGACGACCAACCCCATGGGCTAGTTCGGCTTCACGCCGGGCTGCGGCGCCAACGGATCGAGGTCGCTGCCCCACTCCGTTCCGGCGCCGGCCGTCATGGCTTCTTCCTGGGCGGCGTCCTTCTTGCCCTGGTAGGCTCGCGGCGCGCGCGGTGCCGGAGCCGGCTCGGCCGCTCCCTGGACTTTGTCGTCGGCGGCCGCCAGCAGGCTGTGCTGCATGTAGGCCTTCTGCGCCGAAACGTTGCCGCCGACGCCGGCCTTGAACATCGCCTCGAGCATCGCGGCCTGCTTCCTTGAGCGCCCCCGCTTGAGCTCGGCGCCGAAGTGCTTCTTCAGCGAGTTCACGGCCATATCCATTGCGGCCGCAATTTCCTCGACCGCCATTCCGCCGCCGATCAGGATCTCGACCTTTTCCCGATCAGACGCGGTGACCTTGATCTCGGGCCGGCCGGCGCTTTTGCGCTTTCCCTTTTTGGCCGCCTTGCCGCGCGACTTCGCCTTCGCAGCTTTGCCGCGGGCCTTACGCTCAACCATCCTGGAATTCCTTAGCCGGCCTTCCGGAACATCGAGTTCGTCCCGTCGGCCAAAGCCCGAACCGCAGATGCGGTCTCACGGCTGACATGGTCGGCGAAGGCGTGGTCAACGAACACGGGCACGCGCAGGCCGACCAACCGATCCGCAGCCTCGCGGTTCTTGATCACCTCGATCCGAGTGCGTCCAAGCACCTCGGATCCGCGCAGGGTCAGGATCATGTCGCGGACATGCGATCGCAGCGGGTCGGTATGCACCACGACGACCGAGCCGGTCTCAGGCAGCTTTTCGACCATCGCTTTCGTCTGACCGGTGCTGCGCATGGATTTCCCGTTTTTCTCGAAATCGTCAAAAATGACGCCAGAGCCCAAAATTTCGGCCGCCCCAAAAAAATCTCCAAATGAGACCCCTGGCGGTCGGCCCCCCGCGGTTTGCCCGGGAATTCACCCCCCCCGGGGTGGTGGGCGGCTTTTGCTGGCGAAACGGCCGGGTTTGGGGCTGTTTTGCCTCGTTTCGCCCGATTGATGCGATGCTAAGGCCTGGCCGAGGCGGCTATGGTGGTACCTGGCAAGCCGGCGCGCCGCGCCGCGCGGCAATCCCTCGCCTCTACGGCTAGCGTTGTCTGGTAGTGACGGGTTGACGTGGCAGGCAAGCGCCGAGGCCTCGGCGCCTAGCTCTGCTCTGGCCATAGCGCCGCATGGTGCGGGGCGCTGTCACTTGGCAAGCCGTCCCATGCGTCGGCCGTTGCGTCCCGCTCAATCCTGATAACGGGCAGTGCCACAACGCTACCGACGGCGCCGCGCTCTAAGGCCGGCCGATCATGTGGCCGGCCAGCTGCCGGCCTAAAGCCGACGATATCACCCACGGCGGACGAAGTCGTAACGGTGCGGGTTGACGGTATCGAGGACATGGGGGCGCACCGTGCTACCCTGCCCGAACGTTACGACCTGGCCACGCGATGCACGGCGCCAGCGTGCCTGATGTTCGCAACGCTTTCCCACCATGGCAACGCGTTCCTGCAGCACCTCGATAACGAGCAAGCCAAACCATCCGGTGCGCATACGCGTTCGGCCTGTTGGCTGCCAATAGCGGGTTAGAATGGCGGGCTTGTCGTGCTCTGCCATGGGCTGGCGCCTCCGCCAAACACAAAGCCCGCCGCGGCTTGTGCCTGGCGGGCTTGCTTCAGTGACAATCCATCACCGTGCCTATTCTGAATCAGTTGCGGAGTCGGTTGTCAAATCGGGTTCCGCGCAAAACCCGGGGACGATTGCAAGCCGAGGCCTCGGCCATTCCCTGATTTGTGATAGTTGCCGGCTGAGATACCTGGGAAGAGTCACGGCGGAGTGAAAAGCAATGACGTCTAAGCCTCGAAAGCACGCAACCGGCAAAACCCTGGCGCGGTCCCGCGCCTATGCCTCGGCCGCCACCGCACTGCGAATCACGGCGGCCGAATTCCAGGCATGGCAAGCCGAGTTAGACCTTTCCAATGGGGAGGCCGCGGCCGTTCTATTCATCTCGCCGAATACCGTCACAGCTGCACGGCAGAACGGCGGGACGGCCGAGCTAGGCCTTAAATGTCGCGCCGTGCTTGCCGGTATCGGCGCGGCGGATGCATGGGCGGACGTCCGGCGCCTCGGCCGAGTGCATAAGGCAATGCGCGAATGATCCAGCCGCGGCCGAACTACTAGAGGCCTCGGCCGTCACTAGATAGTGACATAAACGGCGCCGTTGCCGGCTTTTCGCAAATTCTTTTCACTGAATTGCATTTTCCCTCTTGACGGCCGGCCGCTGATATAGGCATGTGCGGGACACGAAACGCGCGATTGTGCGCAACCGAAAAGGCCCGAACATGTCCCGCCGCCAAGCCTTTGACATCCGCTTTCGCTGCACCTTGACCGGTTGCGATTGGACCGCGCGCCTTTTCCTCAAATCGTCGGCTGATGCTTTCGAGGCAATGTATCGGCGCCTTGCCTTCTCCGCCGTTCGCGGCGGAGATCGCCCGCGCAATTCCCGCGCCTTCTATCGCGTTGTTTTGTGCGAAGTCTCTGCCGATCAATCGCGGCCGATTGCTTAAGGGGCGCACCGTGCAAGCCTTTATCGCCTTTTGCATCGCCAACCCGATGTTGCCGGCAACGTTTCTTTTCGGCCTGGCCGTTGTCGGTTGGCTCGCGCTTGCGGCCGTCGAATATGGCGCGCCGGTCCGGAGGCGCCGGCCGAGCTATCGGCGCCGCAACCGCTACTAAGTTTCAACCCGCGCGATTGTGCGCAACTCAGAAGGAAAACGACCATGCGAAACAATACCGTTAAAGGCCTTTTGCTAGACGCTGCAAACGCAATCGAGCTCGGCCGCCTCGGCCTCGCGCACCGTCTTATCAGCCTGGCCGAACGGATCGCCGCGGCGGATCGCACCATTCCGGCGCGCCGCATTGACGCTATCCGCACCGCGCGCCTTGCCGTTGCAATCGCGATTTGAGGCCGCGACCATGGCAACCGATTTGACGGCCGAGGTAAAACAGGGTTTCGAGGCGCCGGCCGAGGCGCGGAATCCTTTCTATCATTCGAGTGCATCGGGCATTGCTTGGGATTGCGGCCGTTGGCTGCAGCAAACCGGCCGGACCGCACCGCGCGCCGTTCGTATGTCGCGCGGCTATTCGGTCCGGGTTGGCGATATGTTGATTAGCTGGAATCCCAAAAACGGCGCTTGCGAGCGTATCAGCTAAGGTTTGCAGTTTAAGCCGAGGCCGCAGCGCCTCGGCTTAGCCGGCAAACCGCCGAAACCGCGCAATTGTGCGCAACCACGAAAGGAAACGACTATGCGTTATGCCCGTCATGAGACTGACCGCAAGCCGAACGATAAGCGGACTCGCCGATTGGTCGCACGTAGCGGCAAGCGTGCATTTCTGAATTCTTGCCTTTGACGTTCCGACGGTGGGGCGCCGCGTTGCGCCGTACAACGGAACGCCACGGCGGACCAAACGCGCGATTGTGCGCAACTCGAAAGGAAACCTAATGCGAAAGCATGTCGGCGGCGATCCGCGATGGATCATTACCAAATATCCCGGCAGTGATAGGAAAGGGGTTTTCATCCCAAAGGGAACGCGCGTTTTCTACTATCCTACCTCCCGCGCCATGTTGACCGGCGCCGAGGCCGAGCAAGCTAGCCGCGATTTTGAAGCCGCGCGCTTTGACGAAGCAACGGGAGGCTAAAGCATGCGAAATGTTTGCTTTGAAGAGCTTTCCTCCGGCTTCCCCGTTCGATTGATCCAAACCGGATTCGACCAATTCACGGTCCAGTATGGAAAGCAAATAAAGCGCGGGCTTAACTACGGTGACGCCGCGTCGGAACTCGGCGCTTGCCTAATGCATCTTTGCGCGTGCGAAGGAAGGCTTGACAATAGAACGAAGGCCGAGGCGCGCAAGGCTGGGGACCGCAAACCGTATTTTTCCGAATAGAACCCGCGCGATTGTGCGCAACTCGAAAGGCTAGACCATGACTCCACGTTTCAAATGGCAATGCTCATTCATGGGAACGGTTTACTATCGCGTCACAACCGCGACCGAAACCTTTGAGGCCTCAATCCGTCACAGCGTCTCGGATTATGAGCTGTCGATTGCGAACGGTGACGACGTCCGCCGCGCCATGCGGACGGGAATCGGAATGCTTGTGCGCAGCATTGATCCATTGCCGGCTGATATCGTCGCGGCCTTCAATGCCTGGCGCGCGGCCGAGCACATGGCGCAAATGGCCAAACTTGACGCGGCGCCGGAACGCTACGGCATAATTGCGGCGGACGATGAATTGCGCCGGCCGCCCATGATCGCGCGCGCGGCCTCTTATGACGTGGCCACGGGTTGGACTCCGGTTTGCGAAATGGAGCAAGCGGCATGAATCGCGCGGCTTATCGGAAACTGATGCAAGGCTTGCGAGCGGAAACCCGCGCGGCCGTTCAACAGTACGGAATCGGCCGCGACTTCGTTGCGGGCGGAGTCCGCTTTATCATTACGGCAGAACGTCCGCCCGGCCGCATGCCGCGCTACTACCTCCGTACATCTCGCCTTTCTGAGCGGCCTAGGCGCGCGTTGGCGGTGGACGCTTTGGCATGGGCGGCGGAATATAGGCGGACCGCGCAACGCTATCCCATGGGGCGCGTTATCAATCTGGAAGCCGCGCGACGTTGCGTCTTGGAAGCCGCGACCTATCGGACCAATTTCAACGCATTACCTTGAAAGGATACCGCCGCATGCAAACCGCGCGCTTCTGGCATTATCACAAGTCTGGATTGGTCAAGATCAAGATTCGGTCCGGCCAGACCTTGCACCATTCGCACGGCGGCCGCACGGACGAAGGATGGCACCGCGAAAGCAATGCGTTTTCATTCGACGGGCGGACCGTTGTCAACGATTGGTGCAAAGACGGCGCCGATTGTGACGGCCGGCTAACCCAGCATGGCAGCTGCCATTGTCCCGCGGACCGATTGGCGGCCGGTTATGACGATACGGAAAACGGCGCGCGGTTTCCCGATTGGCAACCGGGCGAAACTGGCCAGCGGGATTATGCGGCCGAGGCGGCCGGCTATTGAGGGGAAACCAGGCAATGACGTTTGCAGAGTATCAAGCCGCCTCGGCCACACTAGAGCAAGCCTTGCGCGACGCAACGGCATGCCATGACGCAATCCGGGACACATTGGCGGCCGAGCTCGGAATTCCCGCGCGCGGTGCAATGGGATTGACCCCCGATGCTATCAAATTCGCGCCGCGCTACCGGACCGCAAAGCTTGCGCTAGATCGCGCGGTAGCAACGTCCCGCACGTTTCATGGCCAATATGCCGGCCGGTTCAAGAAAGAGATTCGCGCCGCAATCGACGCGCGGCGCCTGGCCAAACTACAGAGCTAATCCGCCTCGGCCTCGGCCGAGCAATCCAACCGGCGCGATTGTGCGCAACTCGAAAGGAACGTTTCCCATGCATCAGATTGATTTGACGGCCGCGCGCGCGGCGAAAGCCTCCGAACGTAAAGGCCTGGCCATTCTCGCCTATGACAATGCTTGTCAGGATCCTGGCGCGGCTAACTGGCGCGCCGTTGCGGATTTGCTGCGATTGGCTATCCCTGCCACCAAAGCCGCGCCCAAAGCCTCGGCCGAGGCGCCGGAAAGCCGTTTCGCACCATGGGCCGATTATGCCATTCCGCAATCCGCGAACGGCCGGCGGCTTGGTAAATCGCCCGTGCTTACTGTCACGTTCGCATGCGGCGCCGTTGTCCGCGCGCCGGCCGTTTCATTGCCTGGCAAGCCGCTAAACATTGGCCGAGGCCTCCGGATTGCTTTCGCTTATTACCGCGCGCGCATTGCTCGGACGGCCGGCGCCTTTTCCGCTGATTCCGATATCGTCACAATCCCTGCAATCGCTTCCATCGCGTGCGACAACGGCGCCGAATTCGACGCTACCGATTGCAGCGAACGGACGGCCGAGGCGCGCCGCGGCACATTCGACGCAACCGCGCTTGCGGCCGAGGCCGAGGCAATACCTGAGAAGGCGCCGGACGGTGCCGTAACGCGCGCCGAATTCTGGCGGGTTCATTACCGAATCGCGATGGCCGAGGCCGAGCAATCCGGCGCAGATGAAACCCCCGCGGCCGAGCTGGCGGCAACGGTTGAGGATTGCCGCCTCCGGCTTTCCGGCATGTGCAATTTTGAGATTGGCGCGCGGCGCCGTGCCATCGATAAAGCCGAGGCCGAGGCGCGCCGGCAAGCCGAGGCGGCCGCAAAGGCCGAGGCAAAGGCCGCGCGGGTCGCGGCCTATCTCGAAAGGCGCCGCGCGCGGATTGCGGCGGCCGAGGCCGAGGCGCCGCGCCTCCGGCTGGTAACGGCGGCCGAGGCGCGGGCCGAGCAACCGGCCGCGGCGGACGTCGCGCCGGCCGCGCGTTCCGCGGCGCCTCGCCTGGCCGCGCGCTTTCTCGCGTCAACATCGCTCGGCGCGCCGATCGCGCGCCTCCCGGTTGCGCCTCGATTTGGCGCCTCGGCCTAACCCCTCGGCTACGGCTGATTTTGCGTCCCCCTCGGCTACGGCCAATTTCGGAAGGATAAGAAATGCGGAAGGCCTCGATTAAAGAACGTAACGCGTTGTTTGGCGCATTGAAGCAAGCCGCGCCGGGCGGAGTCTTGCTTTACCCTGGCCATAGGTTTGAAACCGCGGCGCGCGAATTCGAGGCCGAGGGATTGGCCAGCCTTGAACCCCGCGACGTTATCGACGGCGGCGGACTTCGCATCGCAAAGGCCTGGAAGTAATCGGCGCGGCCGTTTCCATCGCGCGATTGTGCGCAAATCGAAAGGAGCAAACGACATGCGGAAGAAAGAGAACCCGAACAAAGAAAAGGCGCGCCAGTTGGCGCAACAGATTGCCAACATGACGGATGAACAAAAGGCGCAATGGCTGGCGCGCGTCCCGATCCTGACAATCGACGGCAGCGCGTTGTCCGGCAACAATCAACTTTTGGCCGCGCTGCAATGCCAGACCGCAACCATGGTCGGCGGCTTCCAGCAATGGATTGCGGCCGGTCGCGTTGTCCAGGAAGGTCAAAGCGCGCTTTACATCTTTGCGCCGACTGGCGCGCGGAAGGCCGAGGCCTCGGCGCCGAGCAATGAAGCCGGCGCGGCGGAGGCGGCCGAGGCGCCAACCGTCCGTTTCGTCATGGTCCCGGTTTTCGACGTCGCGCAAACCAAAGAGTTGCCGGCGGAGCGCGCCGCGGCGGCCTAGTCCCGGCTACGTCTGATTTCCTCAACCCCTCGGCTACGGCCGATTTCACGCGCAATCGTGCGCACCATGAAAGGAGCTAACCCAATGGCTAAATTGATCCTGAGCAGCTATCCGGCCGAGCGTAACGGCGCTTTCGTTTCGGTTCATCTTTGCTTGTCCGGCGACGCGCTGCCGTTCCCCGGCCGCACCGTCGAAATACAGCGCGCCGCGGACGCCGCGCGCGAATTCGAGACTTACCGCGCCGACGTCGCGGCAACCGGAAAGCCGGCCGTTGTGTCAATGCGGATCGGCCGCCGCGATCGCTCCCCGCCTGGTTTCAAAAAGCTTCCTGGCGCGTCCGGCTTTCACGAGGTGAATCTCTAGCCGCCCCTCGGCTACGGCCGATTTCCCGTTGATGACCCGCAGCCCCGGCTGCAGCTGATTTCCCGACGCGCGATAGTGCGCAAAGCGAAAGGACGAAACATCATGAAAGCATTTTCACCGACCGGCAGCGAGATCGTTGCAACCGCCGATCTCATCCCCGGCAACGCCTGGTGCGAGATCACAGGCCGAAATCCTGACGGGTCGCTCGAATTCAACCACATGGACGAAACCAAAGTGTGCTGGGACGGCCAGCACACAACGACGGACGCGCGCGGGAAATCGCTTTTCGTCGCTCATGACGGCACGGAATGGCCGGAGGACTCTATCAGCCTTGAAGGCGAGGCACTGCGGCCCATGCCGGCGCCCGATGCCGCTTCGCCGCTCACCGAGCCGGAACGTCAGCATTTGTTGATGGCGGTAGAATCCAGCCTCCGCCACGCGCGCGCGGCTGCAGACGGCGCATGGATTCCGCGCTGGGAAGCGCTCGCGGATCGTCTCAAGGCGCACACTCCCCCGGCTGCGCCTTCATGGGAATCCATCGCCGAGACGCACCGCGACGCCATGCGGGCGGAAATGACGACCGACGACGGCACGCAAAACGAGGCATTGGCGCGCGCCGCGGATGCCGTCGCGAGCGCGATCAAGGCGTATGCCGCTTTGCTCCCGCCTGGCGCCGCGGCCCCCTCGGTTGCGCCTTCCGGCGTGACGGTTTGGACGCTGACAACCGACGGCGACAACATGGGGATTGGCACGGAGGCCTTTGCGACGGAAGCCAAAGCGCTCGCCGCCGCGCGCGAGGCTGCGGACTGGCTATAAGGCTAAGCCGATGCCCGACAATCTCGACACGTTGGGCGCTGAGGCTATCTCCGCCCTTTGGGAAGAATCCTTCGATGGTGCCTGCATCATCGAAAGCCACGAAATCCAGGCCTGATCACATGGCAAAGAAAAGCAAGGCCAACAAACCGCGCGTCTGTCTCGCCAGTGAAGTCCCCGGGCGATGGGCCGGCGACTGGCTCAGTATCACCAAGCTCGGTACTTCCGCGCACCGGTCGCGCGATGCCGCCTATGCGATGCTCTACCGAGTGCACCCGGAGTTGCGCCCTCCCGGCTACGATTGATTTCCCCTCGGCTACGACTGATTTTCCCGTTGACGAGATTCAGCGGGCCCCCTATGAACCGCATCCCCGCGCGATTGTGCGCAATCTGAAAGGAGCTTTCGAGCATGACCACCTATTCCGCCACTTACTCGCCCGATGACAACAAGCTGCGCCTGTACGCCTCGCAGCGCTTGGACGCCGAGACCTATGCACGCGTCGAGGCGCTCGGCTTCAAATGGGCACCGAAACAGGAACTCTTCGTCAAGCCGTCCTGGTCGCCGGCCGCCGAGGATTTGCTGATTGAGCTCTGCGGCGAGATCGGTGACGAGGATACAAGCCTGGTCGATCGCGCCGAGCAGCGCGCCGAGCGCTTTGAGGACTACAGCGAAAAGCGCATGGCCGACGCGGAACGCGCGCGCAAAGCCGTTGCCGAGATCGCGGACAATATCCCGTTTGGTCGGCCGATCCTCGTCGGGCACCATTCGGAGAAGCATGCACGCCGCGACAAGGAGAAGATTGACGCCGGCATGCGCAAAGCCGTGCAGATGTGGCGGACGTCGCAATATTGGACCGGGCGCGCCGCCGGCGCTCTGGCACATGCGAAATACAAAGAACTCCCCGAAGTGCGCGCGCGTCGCATCAAGACCATTGAGGCGGAAAAGCGCAAGGTCGAGCGCAGCAAGGCTAATGCCGAAAAGCAAATCAAGGCATGGCAAATCGTGGCCGGCATCAATGATGCTGAGAAGCAGCGCGCGGTCGGGCTAACCGTTGCAAATGCGGGCGGCTATTGGTCAATGTCATTCCCGCTCGCCGACTATCCGCGCGACCCGCCCGCTTCGCAGTATGAAGGCCCCATGGGGCTTTGGTCAGCGATTGACGGTAACGTCATAACCGCCGCGCAAGCCGCCGCCATCGCCATCCCGGGTTATGAGCGCGCGATTCCTCATCAAGATCGCTGGATTGAGCATTTTGAAAACCGCTTGGCCTATGAACGCGCAATGTTGGATGAGGCCGGCGCGTCCGGCTTGCTGGCACCGAAACCGCGTCGCGAACTCCCGCCGTTGTTGAATTATCGCGCCCCTGGCGGAGAAATCACGACAACGAATATGTACGACCGCGGCCGGACCACCACCTATCCGCAAGTCGATATGACCAAGGCTGAATATGCGCGCATCAACAAAGACTATAAGGGCGCGCGGTGGAGCGCGGACAAGTCGCACCGCTTCCGCACAGCTATGGTCAAGCATTCTTTGGTCGCGGTCTATCTGACTGACAGCAAGGATCACGGCCAACCGCAAAGCCCGGCGGAATTCGTCCGCGAGAACGTCGCGACGCCGGACGCCGATCTCGATGCCGCGCTTTCGCTGGTTTCGGAGATCATGGGCGAGCCGCAGGAAACGGCCGAGCCAGCTGCTACCCTGGCCCCGGTTGCGCCTGCACCGCGCCCCGTCTTGGTCGATGCGCTCGACTCCCTCCCGGCTACGGCCGATTTGCCGGCGGCCTCGCCTACGGCTGATTTTGAGGCAATGCGGGCCATGCTGAAAGGCGGCGGCGTGCAAGTCGTGGTTGCGCCGCAACTCTTCCCGACTTCGCCCGAACTCGCGGCCGAGGTTGCAGAGTTGGCCGACATCAGGCCTGGCCATCGCATCTTGGAGCCAAGCGCGGGAACGGGTGCGCTCATCGAGGCCGCGCGCGTCCATGGCGCCGGGTCGCTCGACATCGTGGCGATTGAGATCAATCACCAGGTTGCGCAAACTCTCGGCCGATCACAGCAGGGCGTGACCATCATCAATGCTGATTTCATGGACATGGCCGGCGCGGTCGATAAGTTCGACCGCATCATCATGAACCCGCCGTTCGAGCGCGGCGCGGACATCCAGCATATCGAGCACGCCCGCAAATTTTTGAAACCTGGCGGCCGGCTCGTCGCGATCTGCGCCAACGGTCCGCGCCAGCGGGACAAGCTGATGCCGATTGCCTCGGAGTGGCGCGACCTCCCGGCGGGATCGTTTAAGCATGCTGGGACCTCCGTGAATACCGCCTTGCTCGTGATCGAGGGGCCGCCGGGATAATCCCCCGGCTGCGCCTTCCCCTCGCCTACGGCCAATTTTGCAAAAGGAGGATTCCGACCATGACCGACAACAAGAAGCTTTCCGGACCAATCGAAGGCGCGCGCGCCGGCATCATCGAAGCGCTCGGCGGCGCCAATGCCAAGCCGGCACCGGAGCAATTGCCAGGCAATGACGACGGCCCGATTAATCTGCTCATCCGGGAATATGCACGCTGGAATCAGGAGCAAGGCCTCAACCTGGGGAGCGCCGACGAGCACTTGCACGACGAAAAACTGACGGAAGAGCAGCGCGCTTACCTCGCCTCGTTCTGCGGGCGCTGGGACATCGCCACGGAAACCGAGCGGGCTTGGTCGGACACAGAGGCGGAAGCGTTCAAGCCGTGCCGGCACCGCGACGACGGACGCGGCCGGTGCATCGATTGCGGCAGGTTTATTTGAGCCCCGGCTGCGCCTACTTCGTCACCCCTTCCCTACGACTGATTTTTGAGAGGAGTATCCCGCATGCGGAAGCATCCATTCCACTGGGACGTCTACAATAGACTTTTGGACGCCGTCGCGCGCGTCGTCGATGCCGAAGACAAGCGGCTGTTGCCGGAGGTGCGAGCGAAACTCACGGAGGCACGACGGGCTATCTATGAGGCCTGGGACCTTCAGGCCAATCTCGAACGCGCAGAGGGAGGCGGATCATGACCGCCGAGGAGATCATCGCCACGGCCGGCTACAAAATCGCGTCTTGGGCCGACTTCAAAGCGGTTACAGACGTCCCGCCATTCGTCCGCCGGGTTGCCGAAGGCGTGCATGCGAAATGGGGCGGCAACTTCGTGGTTTACGATCCCGCCGGCAGTGATGATGGTTGGCTGCTGGTCGACGACGACCGCGAGCGGATCATCGCCGAGACGGTCGAGCATCTCGGCCGCCTGGCTGCCGCTGCAGAGCCGCCACCCGCCCAGGGGGCGTTATTCTGATGGGCAGGCAGGTTAGGCGAGTGCCGGCAGACTGGCAGCACCCCAAGAACGGCCGGCGTTACATCCCCTTGCGCAAGGCGGACGACGCGCTGGCGCGGGCAACCGATCAGCGGATGCCCGCCTGGCCGGCGGAGGCCTGCACGCACTGGCAGCTTTACGAGACGACGACCGCCGGCACGCCGCTTTCCCCGCCCTGCGCCTCGGCGCGCGATCTCGCGAAGTGGCTGGCCGCGCACCACGTCGAGGCCGGGCCAGGCTTCACCGGATCCGAGGGGGAATGGCTGCGCATGATCGAAGGGCCCGGCGAGATCTCGACCATCGCGATGGACGGTAAGTCCTTCGTGTCACCGCTCAAGGGGCTTTGACCCCCTCGGCTACGGCCGATTTTGCCGGCCCGGCGCGGACTCGACTCCGCTCCACCTATCCGCCATACCCTCGGCTACGGCCGATTTCGGGCGACTGTGCCCAACCGAAAAGGAGGACCGTGATGGCCCCGCCACGCTTCAGACACAAGAAGATCGCCTGCGAGGATTTCGATCGCGAGCTTGAGCGGCAGGGCCTGACACGGAAAGCCTTCGCCAGGATATGGTGCCAGAATCTTGTCACCGTGAACCGATGGGGCCGGAGCGGAGCGGACGGGAAGCTTCAGGACATTCCGACCTGGGTGCCGATCGCGCTGACGTTGATGACGCTCCCGGAGGCGAAGGGAACGGCGCGAATGGCTGCCGCGGCGATGATCGAGGAGGACCGGCTACATCCCGAGCTCGGAGCCTTCCCATATCAGAAGCTTCGGCAGATGCCGGCCGACATCGACGAGGAAGAGGCATGAGGCGCCTGGCTCTGATTGTCGGACTAGTCCTGCTGCCACCAGCGGCGCATGCTCACTGCAACGACAACGCCACCTAATCTCGACCAAATCCGGGCAATGCCGACCGCTGCACTATTCGGTTGGCTGCAGCTTGCGCGCCGCGCCTCAGATGCGGTGGCGACCGGCGCCGCGCTGGGCCGGAAGGATCCCGTCCCTCCCTGCGTCCAGGAACTCATGAACCGTCAACCGGCGATCGAGCGCGAACTGCGACTCCGTTAGTCCCCCGGCTACGACTTCTTGCGAGATCCCCGGCTACGGCCGATTTTGCTCGAGGCCCGGCTGCGCCTACTTTTCGCAGCCGCCTTTTTGGCCGGCTTCGCCGCCGACGCCGGGGGCTTGGCTGCCGCGTCCTGCGCGACCGCCGCGGCATCCTTGGCGTCGAGCTCGCGCTTGAGGGCCTGCGCCGCCTCGTACCTGCGCACTCTTAGCGCCTGAAGCTCGAGTTCGCGCGCGTTCAGCTTCATGCTCACCCTCCCCTACGATTTCATGCGGTTTGCTCGCGCCTGGATGCCTGCACGGACGTTGTGCGAGCTGCAGGCGCAGCGGCCATTGTCGCGATCGAGCGCGAGATCTGGCCGGTCTTTGATGTCCTTGATGTGGTCGGCGTACATCCGGTACCCCTTTTCGGCACTGCGCCAGCACCGCTTGCCGTCGTCGACGTGCTCGCAGCGATAGCCGGCGCGCCGCTTAACAAACTCTGCCCACTCCTCGTGCTCGGCGGTCTGATAGTGCGGGTCGGCCTTCTTCGGCAGCGGCTTGGCCTTGCGGGTATCCAGCGTCGCGATACGGGAGCCCAGTGTCGGGATGCGATTTCGAGCCATCGTTAGTGCTTCGTCTCGCGCGAGCCGCGCATGAGTCCGAGGACATACTCGGCGAGCGCGACCTCGCTTGAGGTCTTTACCGTTGACCATGCGATGTCGAGGATGATCACCTTGTCGTCCATCGCGATCGCCACTTTGGCGACGCCGACGGCCAGCGACGCCGCAAGCTTGCCGCCGACATCTTCGGTCACCTTCTCGCCGCGCTCGATGGCCTTCATTATCCTGGCCATGTTGTTGGCCTGGGCCTTGAGGACGCGGAGCGGCGATTGAGAGGTTGTCATGTGCCGACACCTGCCACTTGATACACCGGAACGAGAGACGGCTTGGCGCGCCAATAGCTTCGAGCGCAGTTGCAGGAATTGCACGAAGGCCGAAGGTTAGTTGGATCGTTGTTGTGACGATCATGATCGAAGTGATCGACCAACAGCGCATCATCGGGCTGCGGGTGCTCTGTCGACCATCGGAGTGGTCTTCCGCACCAGAAGCAGGGTACTGGCCCGAGGCCGATCTGATCGAACATTGCGGCGCGATGAACGTATACTCTGCCGGTCCGGGCATGTGCTAGCGGATGACCACGTATAACCACCAACCGATACCGCTTCGACGCTATGGTCCTAGTGCGCTCGTCAGTCGATCCGCGGCGCTTAAAACGCAAATAGTGCTTGCTGCAAAAACCTCGCGCCTTTTGCTTTTCCCCGCAACCAGCAACCGTGCACACCGTAGCGCGCACGGGCAATTCACCGCGCCTACGCCGGCGCATGTAGGCCGCCGCGCATCCATGACAATACCGGTGACTTGATCTGTCATTTGGGCCGCGACACGACGAACAGACCAGATTGCTGCTCATCGCTTTTCCTCTCTACGCGGCCCGAACATCTTCCGACCGATGACTCGCAGCATCTCTCGCTGATCCCAGGACAGTTGGTCCTTGTCGACGTCGACAACGAGCAAGCCGTATTCGCGCCAGACACGGGCCTTCGTCTCGGGTGCGGTCTCTCGAGTATTGGGAGCAAATCGACCGAGGGACATCAGCGCTTCATCCCCATGCCGGCAGCCTCCAAGATCCGCCGCGCCGCATTCCAAGTCCGATCCTCGATCGTGACGTGGTCGTAGACCTGGACCAAAGCATTCAGCGCGACCCTGAGCTCGATGTTGCTCGACCGATGGTCGGGGCCGCCATGCTTGTGCATGTCCTCGGCCGAAGCATCGCAACCGATCCGGGCGCGCAGAATGTCGAACTGGCGCTCGCCGATCCTGCGTTTGATCTCGTTCAGCCTGGACTGAGCCTCGAGCGCGATCGTATGCGAGGCGCTGCCGCCACCGCCGCCATCGACTTTGTCGCCAAGCGCGAAGCCCTTCGAGCCATGGAAGCTGCAAAGGTCAAAATCCCGCCTGAAGCGATCCGCCGCGGAACGTCGCATCTTCTCCTCTGGATCGTTCAGCTTCTTCCGGTCGACAAGGTTGATGTGAGCGCTCGCCGCTGTGTCGACCAGGACGTTCTGCATCGGGTGGTCGGGATCCGGGATGACGTGCTTGCGCTTCCCGCTGGCGAGCCTCTCCTCCTCCGCGATCTCCTTCAGTTGCTTCTTCGTCAGTGGCTTGCCGAGGAGATTGAGCGGGTCGCCGGCCTTTGCCGTAGCTTTCTGGAACCCCTGGAGGTAGAGCTTTTCACGCTTCAACCACTCCGCAACGCGCTCGGCGCGAGGGGTCTTGTAGTCCATCATCCAGTCGACGATGCATTCCTGGATCTGGCGCTTGTGCTCGCGCTCGGCTTCATAGGCGAGTTGCGACGCCACCGAGCGGCCTCTGTACTCGTCCTTCACCCTCGCCCGGCGGAGCTCACGGGCAAAGCCGCGCGCGCGGCGATCGCGCTCCTTGTCGACGTAAACCGGTGCGACGTCCGTGACTCGAGCCAACATGCACCCCTCGGGAAGCAGGAAAGGACGAATCACGCTTATGACTTCAGGAGGTGATTTGCCTACGATTGCAAGAGCAAAATCGTTCGGTCGTCACCGGCTAATTGGGCTTCAAAACTGCGGCTCAAGCCCGGGTCGTCTCGCACGAAAGCTCCATCCGCCACGGATCTCGCCCTGGTGGCGGCGACAAATAAAGCGTTTGCTCGGTGACTCCGGGCGCAAGTATCGCCGTGACGATCGAAACCGTTTTGCCGTCATCAACCAGCTTGCAGGCGATGACATCGCCGGGTTGCCCCGATACGGTGAGAACGAAGGCCAGATGGGCTTCCTTTAGCATCGCCTTTTCCTTCACCTTAGAACGGAATCTCGTCGCGCTCAGCAGCGTCGCCGAACGTCATGCTTGGCCCGTCGAAGCCGATCTCCTTCCAGGTCTCACCGACGCCGCTGCGCACCTTCAGCGCGGCGAACTCCGCCTTGCCCTTCCAAATTTCCATGCTCCTAAGCCAACCGTCCCAGATCGGGCGGTTCTGCGGCTTATCGTCGGACGGCGGTTCCGGCTTGTTTTCGCTGAGATGAACCCGTGGGATAGCCAGACCGAGCACCACGTCGGCATTCTCGACGATGAGACCTCCGCCGTAGATATCGCCTTTCTTGAAACGCCAGTTTCCAGTCTTCTGGCCATCGCGCGTCAGCTGGGCAAGTTGCCAAACCACGATATCCTCTGTTTTGGCCAGCGCCTTCATCGCGGACGTGAAGTATCCGATAGTCCGGATCTCGTTCCAATGCTCCTTCTCCGGCTCGACGAGTTTCGTGTGGTCAATGCCAATCTGCTTGACGCCATACCTCCGCACGGCGATGCGCACCTCTCTCACGATCTGCGTGGTCGTCATGGGCGATCGGTCCTGGATGAAAATCGGCATCGCCTCGAGGGTGGCCTGCGCGCGTCGGATCTCGAGGAATTCCTTTTGGCTCAGATCGCCGGTGATCTGCTTCCGGACTGAGATGCCGGTCATCGCGGCGATGTCCCGGAGGCCGATCTGTTCCTTGGACATTTCCAGGCTGATCAGCAGTGAGGGGTATATGCTCGACGGATCCAGAGACGGACCGGCGTTGGCCCGCAGGATCTGGGACAGTAGCGCCGACTTGCCGTGACCAGACTGCGCGGCGAGAATGATCGCGGTGCCGCCGATTTGCGGTCCGAGCACCTTGTCGATCTCGGGTATCTTGGTGACAACACCGACCGACTTCTTGCCCTGATGCTCGTAGGCTTCGGCGGCGCGATGCATCGCGGCCTTGGCGGCCTCGCCCACCTTCACGGGATGCTTGGCACGGTCCTGGTCGTCGACGCGGCGGAAGAGATCCTCGACGGCGGCGCGGCGCTCCTCATAGCCCTTCCCCTGCTCCGAGGCTCGACGGCCGAGCTCGACGCCTGCCCGCTCACGCCATGCCAGGACCACGTCGTCGACGAAGTCCAGCGCGCTGCTGACGTCCGTGGCCTTCTCGATCAGGATCTGGAGCACCGCCTCGACCGAGCCGACGCCCTCGAATTCCTGAGGCAGCTTCGACTCCAGCAGACTGAGCGCCGGGCCGCCGGCGGTCTCGCAGCATTCCGCGACCGCGGCGAAGATGGCGCGATGGTGCGGCACCACGAAGTGCTCGGCGGACAGATAGTCCGACACCTGCCAATAGGCATCGGCCGACCCAATGATCTTGCCGATAATGGCCTCTTCGGCGCGGATGTTGCGCAGCGCGCGCGGTGTGGTCTCCTGCGTCGTCAAGCGCGCTCCTCCAAGCGCTTCCGCGCATTCCAGATATCGAGATAGTCCCTGCGGATTGCCGGCTCCGGCTGGCTGTCGTGGCCGATGCCGATCGCCGCCATGCGTTCATGCAGCTTGCGCACCGCGGCACGCCCCGGCGGCTCGGCGAGCACCAGGTCGCCCTCGTGCTTGCGCCAGGGCCGGTCCCCGTCGGGGAAGCTGGTGATGTGCTCGACCCCGAGCGGCGGCTCGAAGCCGCTCACGCCGCTGGTGCTGAGCGCGGCCCAGACCGGATAGCGGTATTTGATCAGCGCGCGGGCTGCGAGGCTGGTCTCCAGCCCTTCGGCCAGACCGATGTGCGCAGCAATACCGCCGATTTGGACGGCCGCACCGGCCGCGACGCCGGCGCCGATCTTCGCTTTCTCCACCGGAGCCTTGCTGGCCTTATTGGGGTCGAGGTGGATCTTCCAGACCGCGGTAATGTCGCCGAACTGATCATCGACGCGGCAGACCAGCGTCGGGAACGACAATCTCTCGTCGAGGTCGTAGATCACCCGCGGATGGAAGCCGAGGCAGACGTCCCAGCCGCCAGGCGGGACCGGGATTCCGCGATCGAGCAGGTATGCTTCGGCATGCGTGCCGGCGATCGGCGTGACCTCCCCCCAAAGCACCACGGCATTCCGCTGACGCTCGGCCTCGTGCTCGATCGCCCGGCGCTCGTCCGCCTCGCGCTTTGCCGCCCGGTCAGCCGCCAGATCCTCGCGGCGGCGCGCCTCTTCCGGAGTTTCCGGCCGGGAGTTGTCGAGCCCGACAAACTCGCGCGCGGAGCGAAAGACCTCCGCTGTTGCCCGATGGCTCCCGGTGAAGCCGTAGGCATACAAGTTGAGCTCGTCCCCGCCGATGCTAGCGGAACTGCGCACCCAGACGCCGCGATCATATTTGGCATTGACCCTGCCGAGGTACACCTGAAACGAGCCGAGGTCCGAGTTGTTGACCGGTGCGCAATACGCAATCTTGCCGCGCTTCTTCCAACCCGACCAAAACTTGTCGAGCACCTGCTCGAGCCGCTCGTTCAGCCTTGCCTTGATCTCGTCGGCGTCGTCACGGATCACCGCAGACCTCCCGCGGCTTCAATCGCTTCGCGCTTGCAACGCTCCCACAACGCGACCACGAGGCGCTGCGCCGCCTCGACACGCCCCCACTGCGCCGACGTGAATTGACAGCCCTGTCGCTGGTACTGCCGCTCAAGCCGCTGCCGCGCGCGCTTCAAGAGCCTCTTGGCCTGCGACCGCCGCTGACGGGTCCTCTTCGGGATCATCGGCCAATGCACCGAGCAGATCCATTCGCTGTACCGTTCCTTGGTCGAACGCCCGCAGTACGGCACGCAGCATTTCGTTGTTTCCATCACAGGAGGGACTCCTGTTTCGGCTCAGGTAGAGGTAACGGACCGATCGGGTCGATTGGCTTCCAACTCTCGTAATCGGCGGCGATCTCGTCATAGACACGAGGGTGCTGCTTTTTGAATCGGGGAAAGTGCGGCCCTTGAATGTAGCGTCCGGCGTCCAACGACAACCATCCAGTGGCGGACGGCAGCCAGCGGCGGTGGTCGATGCCGACGTGTTTAAAGTCGGCGCGAATTAGGAAGCCTCGCTTCTCCAAAATGACAGCGATCTTGATCGCGGCAATCTTCCATTCCGTCAATTGGACCGGTGAAGGAGAACCCGCAACTACATCCGGCACGTAGTCCGGGAGAACATGGCGTTGCGCCGGTGCCCACTCTGGCCAATCTTCGGCACGGCCGTGGTTCTCGCCTGGCAAGTACGGATCGAAGGCCGGCGCCCAACGCGGCCGGTCGTCGGACGCAGGCTTCACATGGATGATTGTGATGCCGATATACTTGCAGATCGTCTCGAAGCCGAACTCGCCCCAAGGTACCAGGACAGCGCGGCAATCCGGGCCCGCTCGATCAGCACACCAGATGCCGTAGTCCTCGAGCGACTGGGTAATGACGTGGCTGTTCAACCGCAGCTTGGCCTCAATACCGATCTGGAAGCCGTCTGCATTGCGCACAAGTAAAATGTCCCACCCCGCGTGCTCGGCATAAGGCGTCCATCCCTCCGGCAGCGCAGCGATGAACCGCTTGCAAAGGTCAGCTTCTGTGGCGAATGGCTTCGGCTTCTTCATCTTGAAATTCGTTGTCCGCCCAAAATTTTTTCAGGCGAGGTTCTCTCGCCTGAAGTGCTTTTCCCTGGCCTATTACGCGACGGCCCGTCGCTGGCTTGGCTTCGTCTGTTCAATGGCGGCAGCGTCCCCCATGATGGCGGACACGCAGGCTCTCATCTTCGCAACCGATACCGCGTTTCCAATCTGCTTGATCTTCTCGGTCTTGGTGCCGGCGAATTCGTAATCAGCTTCCTCGCTGTTGAAGCCCATCGCCGCGGCGAGCTCGTGCGGCTCCAGCATCCGGAACAGGATGTCGAACTGCGGCGTCGCCTCGACCAGGTTGATGTGGCCCGTTGCGCAGATCGCCGGGGTGGGCTGCTCGACGTCATGGACACGCGGGGCCTGCCCTTCCCGCTCACCAAATTGCGCCGCGATGAACGCGAGCTCGCCGCGGTTGGCGCCGGTGACGGTGGGCAGCGGATCCTCGGCAGGGTCGCGGACTCGGTCCGACCGATCGGCATGGGTTACCGGCATGACCATCGCGAACTCGCCACCCTTCGCGGTTGTCAGCGTTGGAAGTGGGTCGGCGACATCGCGCGCGGCGTTGCCGCCATGGGTGTGGGTGACCGGCACCACCATGCCAAACCTGCCCTTGGAGGTCACAGTCGGGAGCGGCTCCTCGGCCGATTGGCAGGTCTCGCCGGATCCAGAACCGTAATAGGGCGAGATCAGGATGTGGCTCTGTTTCGCTACCTGAGTTGGCGTCGGCTCGTCGACCGAGCGCGGCGCGCCCTCGGCGTGCCTGGAGAGGATGAACGGCTCAACGAGATAGCCGCCACCATCACAATTGGCCGTCGGCGCCGGCGCGTCGATGCCATGGGCGCGGTTGCCACCGTTGTCACCGTGCCGGTTAAGGATGAAAGGCTCGACCAGCATGGGCCTCGCACAGCCCGGCCGCTCCTCCACTCCCGCGCCGCCGGTCGTGATGGTGGGCAACGGATCATGGGTTGCACGCGGTGCACCGCTGCTGCCTGGCGCCATGACGAACGGCACCGGATAGAGCCGATCATATTCCTCGCGAGATCCCCCGAGCGTCTTAGTGTCCGCGAACCATTCCTCGAAACTGGGGACGATCTCGCCGTTGATGGTCGGCTGGGCGATCCCGATATGTGTCCCGTTGGCGGCGATAGTCGGCAGCGGGCCATCCACACTCTTGCCGTCCATGTGGTTGCGCAGGATGACAAGGAATGGATCAGGCCAGCCGAACTTGACGGCACCTGCATAGATGCGGGCGAGCGTCTTTGGTGCCAGCGGCTTCTTGCGACCGAAGATAGATCGTCCCTTGAGATCCCAGTCGATGATGTCGCGGGCCGGCCGCCACGGCTTCATGCCGAGGAAAAGAAGCTTGTCGGGGCTGGCCTTGATGTGCGTTGGCATCGGCCAAGAGACCGAGCGCCCATCATTCCTGGCCATCAGGATGAATCGCTGGCGCGTCGTGGCGTCACCGTAATCGGCGGCGTTAAGTTTGCGCCACTCTGGCTCGAAACCGAGTGCCCGGATCGTGTTGATCCAAGCCCGAAAATACTCGCCTTTGCGCGACTTGATCGGCTTGCCGGTGCGGGCATCGACCGGCCCCCAGGATGTGAACTCCCAGACGTTCTCGACGATGAGGCGCTTGACGCGGAGCTCGGTCAGCCAGGTGATGATATGCCAGGGATCGGAGCGCTGCTGATCCGATGTAGGCTTGCCGCCACGCGCAACGCTGTGATGCGTGCAGCTCGGCGACGCCATCAGCAGATCGAGATAGCCCTCAGGCACCAGGATATGCGGGCGGACCGAGGCGATGTCCTGGACCACATGGCGCGCCGCCGGATGGTTGAGTTTGTGGGTGTCGATCGCGGTCTGCCAATGGTTTACGCAAACCAACTCCATCTCGAGGCCGAGCTCACGCAATGCGCGCTCGCAACCCGTCGAGCTTCCGCCCGCCCCGCATAGAAGATCGGCAACAAGGATCTTGCGCTTTCTCAACGAAGCGCCTCCAGAATGTCCTTGGCCAGCGTCGGCAGAGCGACAGCGGCCGACTTCGACGGCATGCTCGGGACGTAGCGCCCACCCTTGTCACCGACCTGGCGTGTCGAGCACAGCCCGACGTGATGGACGCCCTCGATCTCCGTGGTCGGGACACCGTGGCTTTCGAAGATGCGCTGAAGCTCCCGCTCCAGCGCGCGCGCATCATGATCAACAGCCATCTCGTCTACACCCTCATCGGCATGAGGACGTAGAGCGCATCCGTGTCGCTGCCCTTGAACAGCGTCGGCGAGCCAGGGTCGGCGAGGTTCACCTCGAGGCTATCGCCCTGCACCTGGGTGACGATCTCGTGCAGGTACCGGCTATTGAAGCCGATTTCCATGCTGTCGGCGGAATACTCCGCATCGAGTTCGTCTACCGCGCTGCCGGCATCGGGGTTGCTGACCGTCAACGTGATCTTTCCGCCGGTCAGCGAGACCTTCACGGCCCGGCCGCGCTCGCTCGAAATGGTCGCGACACGATCCGCTGCGGCCGAGAACTCGGACCGCGGCACCTTCAGAACGCGATCATTGTTCTGCGGGATCACGCGGTCATAGTCGGGGAACTGCCCATCGATAAGCTTCGACGTCAGGACAAGGTCGCCGGCAATGAACCGGATCTTATTCTGGCTGAGTTCGATCTGGACTTCCTGGTCCCCGACGTTGAACAGGTTTTTGACTTCCGTGACGGTCTTCCGCGGGATGATGATGCCAGGCATGCCGGTGGCACCCTCCGGCAAATCGACATCCAGGCGGGCCAAGCGGTGACCGTCGGTCGCGACACCGCGGAGCGTGTGGCGGTTACCGTCCTTGCGGGTGTGAAGATAGATGCCGTTGAGATAGTACCGCGTCTCCTCGGTCGAGATCGCGAACTCGACACGCTGGATCAGCCGGTGAAGATTCGCGCCCGTAAGCGCGAAGCTGTGGGTCAGGTCTCCAGCGCTGAGATCGGGGAAGTCCTGAGGCGGCAGCGTCTGGAGCGTGGAGCGGAACCGGCCAGACTTCACAGCCACGGTATTGGCGGCGTCATTCTGCTCCAGCGTGATCTGCGATCCCGTCGGCATCTTACGGACAATGTCGTTCAGGAGACTAGCCGGGACCGTCGCGGTGCCTTTCGCGGCAACCTGAGCCGGCACGACGTCGATCACCTCGAGATCGAGGTCCGTCGCCTTCATGCGGAGCTTGTCCTGCTCGACCTCGATCAGGACGTTGCTGAGGATCGGGATCGTGTTGCGCTTTTCGACAACACTCTTGATGCGGGCAAGAGCCTTGACGAGGGACGCCTGCTCTACGATTGCCTTGAATGCTTGGCTCAAAACGGAGTCTCCTTTCGTGTTTCGGTTTGCCGCGGTTCGAAGAGATCCGGCTCTCCGTTCCGCTCCTTAATTCCGAGGCGCTCTTCCTTCACGGCGATGCGAAGCCACTCCGCGATCATCGCGCCCTCGGCCGCGTCCTTCTGCGTGACGGGCCACTGCAGGATCTTGCAGCGGCCGAGCGCCTGTTCCTTCCACCAAGCCGAGCGATTGATGGCCGTGTCCGGCGGGCTGATCTTTCCAAAGACCCGCGAGCGCCAGGTTCGAACGTTGACCTCGCGGAAGTTGAAATCGCTGCCCGCCTCTGCACGACGGACCTTGTGTCGCTGGAGCGCGAGGAGCGTGCAACCGCGGATGCCATACAGGCGCAAGAAGGTGCGCATGTTGCCGATCGGCCGCTCGGTCTTGACGAGCTCGTCATCGACGATCTCTTCGGTTTTCACTGTTGAGTTGGTGCGCAACGGCGACTCGAAGGCGAGCTCGGCGATGTCAAACCGCTGGAAGACCTCATCGAGCCAGCGCGAATACTTGAAGAAGGCCTCGGGGTCCTCGCCGTCAAAATGGCGGGACTCGGCATGGATCAGCCGATCACCTCGGATCAATCCGAGTCCCGACGTCGTGCCGGTATCGAGGCCCGCCAGGATCATGACGCCTCGCCGCTCCTCGCGTCGCCTGCAGTGGCACCGGGCACCGGCTCAGTCTTCTGCATCGACAGCAGCGTGTTGCGCTCCGGACGCCCCTTCCGGAATCCCTTGATCCAGGCCTGGCCTTTCTGCGAGCCGACCTCGTACGGATTGTCCTGCTCCTTCGAGCCAGCCTCGTCGTCCATCCGGAAGCCTGCGGCGCGGCCTTCGTTCTCGGCGCGCTCGTCCTCAGGCGCCGGACCTGCCGCCGGCATGCCGAAGAGCTCGTACTGCCGCGGCGTCAGGGTCTTGCCGAGGAATCCGACATACACACCAATCTTGCGGACCTTCTCGCAAAAGGCGTCGATGTCGGCCTCGCCACCCTCGACCAGCTTCAGCGCCTCGCGAGCGGCATCGTTGTGCAGGCCCTGCCCCTGCGTGATCGCGAAAACACCGCGGAGCTTGTTCTTCGCGCTGTTGTTGGTCTCGTTGACGGATTCGGCTTCCTTCTGTGCCGCACGGATGCGGGCGAGATTGAAGGCATCGAGGGCTTGTTGGGTCGGCTCGTTCTGCTGGGCTGTCGTCATGTCCTTCTCCGGTTCTGATAGTCACTTGCTGAGGGGGAATTGGTGTCGATTACGCCGCCGCTCCTTCATCGAAGAGCGGGGCCGCCGCGGTCGGCTTCTCCTTCTTTCGGCGTGGAGGCACGCTCGCGCCGACTGCGACGGTGCCGACCTCGTTGCCCCAATGCGTGAAGCCCTCGTGGCTCTCGCGCGAGAACAGGCACAACCGGTCGAGGCCCGGCGTTTTCTTGCGGAGGTGCGCGTACCACTCACGCGGCTTCTGGCTATGCCCGCGCGCCTTGCCCTTGATCACGCCATACAGTGCGTCGTGGATCTGATGTTCGTCGCCGAATACGCCGAGCAAAACCGACTCGTGCATCGCGCGCGAGCGGTACCCGGTACCCATGCGCCCCTTCGGCCACACCAACTCGGTCTTGAAACGCGCTCCCCACTGCTTCAACAACCACATTGATTGGTCGAGGGTTGGCGGGCAGGCCCAGAGCGTGATGATGCCGTTGCCTCGAACGAGATGCCCCACCGGTAGCTTGGCAAGGTCATCCCACGACATGATGTCATATTGCGCCGACGCGGATTTCTTGTTGCCGTTCTCAGACCGCAACTTGAACTCCGTCGGGGGGTCGACGACGTCAGCGCAGAACGGAAGCAGAGGATCGAAGAACCAGCCGCTCATTGCGCCGCCGCCTCCACGAAATAGGCGCGCAGCGCCTCATGGCACGCGGTCTCGACACTGATGTTGTGCTCAGCCGCATAAGTGTCGATCGCGCGGCGCACCTCGGGATGGGGATTAACCGTGATGCCGTCGACGAGCCCTATCGATCGCGTCTTCCTTGCGAGGCGAACAATTGCGCCGCGCTGCTCAAGCCCAACCACGATGCGGTTGACGTGGCTTTTCGCCATCAACCCTGTCGCGGACATGATCTCGGCATAGGTCGGTGAAACCCCGGTCTCCATGATCCGGGTTCGGATGAAGCCAAACACCTCCGCCTGTTTGGGTGTGAGACCGTGCGTCACGACCGCACCGCCCTGGCATCAACCGTCGGCCTGATGATCTCGTCCGCGTAGCGCGAGAAGACCTCGAACGCAGCCTCCGAGCCGATCGAGCCGCGGAGATAGGTTGACAGCGCCTGGAGGTGCGCCTCGACCATCAGGTTCGCGACGTCCTTGCCGCCGGCAGCCTCGACGATCGCGAGCGAGCAGATGATCTCCTTGCGGGCATAATCGAGCATGACCTGGCTCATGCCGCCCTCCCGCTTCGACCACGCGCGGCCATGCGACGGCCGAGGGCGGCGCGGCGCTCGAGCTCGGCGTCCGAGATGCTGGCGCGACGCTCCGCGGGGCTCGTGTAAGCGATACGGGCATGCCGGGCGCAGTACGGCAGGCCATCAAGCTTCCTGCCGCCGCGGCCGCAGAAGTAGAACGCCTCGGTGCCGACCTCTCCGATTGGAAAGCGGCAGTCCCCATCCCCGAGGTCGAGGATCGACTTCACCCGCACCTCGGCTGGGATCTCTGCATCGGAAACCGAGATGGCCGCCGGATCGAACTCGGCGGCAGCCTCGAGGTTGGCGGCATGCGTGTCATCGGAAGCTGCGTCGATAGCCTGGCGGAGCGCAAGGACGCGGCGGGAAGGCGCCGGCGACGACGGGCGCGGCGTCCGTGATTTCCTTGGCTTCGTCTCGTGTCCCTTCGTGCGGCCACTGAGCCCAAGGCGATGGATCTTTCCGATCACGGCGTTGCGGGTGACGTTGCCGATCTCGGCCGCCATCTGGCTGGCCGATAGTCCCGCCTCCCACAACTTCTTCAACTGCTCGACGCGATCGTCGGACCAGGTCAGGGCTGGCATCGCGATGACCTTTCCGCGCGGATCTCGGCGAACGGCTTCGAGCAGCGCAGCCGGAACCACAGCTCGACGTCGCGGCAATACTGGCCGCGACGAACCCAGCGCTTGGAAGCCGCCGACTGATAGTCAGCCCAATCGGCGCAGAGATACCCAAGACCATTGGCAAAATCGGCTAGAAGATTGAACACGTCGAAGCCTGTGATGCAGAAGTCGCCGCGTGACGCGCGGCACGCACGCCGTCAGCGCCCACTCAATTCCATGCGAAGTTGTTCAATCTCGCGATCCTCGCGGTCGCGCTCGAGCGCGCGTTCGGCCAGGCGCCGGCGAAGTATTTCGCCTTTGATCCAGCGCTCGCGGGTCGACTCTGGGACTTGGTCCCAGAACGCCTGGAAGAACGCGACACCCTCGGGGCCATCGAGAAGATGAAACAGTTCCTCGAGACGAACGGTGCGGTCCCCGCTTTTCCAATTGTCGATCGTCCGAATAGAAACCTTCGCCTGCTCGGCGAGGTTTTTGCGCGTCCCGGCGATCAGCTTGTATGCCAACCGCATGATTTCAGACGTCATTTTCGCGCATCGCACGTTCGTTCGCGGTGTACCGAACGACTGTTCAGCGCTTCTGTTTGCACGCTGCAAAAGGTCGAGTGACAATGTTCCCATGCTGAAACCTCCCTACGCTGCACTGAAAAATTTTGCCGACGCCACGACGGCGCCGACGACGACGACGACAAAAGACGACGACTGGGCGCGCGCCGCCCTGGCGGGAACGCGCATGCTGATCGCGGAGGAGTCCTTCGACGCGATCGTGCAGATGCTGATCGACAGCGGATTGGTGCCGAGAGGATGCGCGGCGGTCATGCTCGACCGCCTTTCCGAAAAGTTGCTGATGCATGCGAGCGGCAGGACCGATACGCATTGGGCGATCCGTGCGCCCGAGTTGCTCGACCAGGCCGGCCGGCTGTCTGCGAAGGCATCCGCACTACGCGCAACACCTCGGTTGCACACGTAGATGTCACCCGCTCAAGTCGAGATGAGAATTTTCCGTAAAGACGAACAGCGAGTCGTCTTGGGAAATGTCCGTAAGTGCAAATACCTACCAACGAAAATAGGGGTCCACGTCTGCGTGTATCTGTACTCTTGTGCACCCACAGAACAAAAACACTTGGGGAAGTACAATGGGCGACGAGATTCAACTTGTGGAACTGACCGCGCACGCCGACATTTTTGCAACTGGGATCGGGAAGGTAGAGATTCTCGGATCTTGTGTGCGGTTTTGGTTCTACGCTGCCCAGGACTCGCTCGGCGGCGTGGGTTCGGAACATCTCGTCGTCTCGAAGCTCGTCATGCCGATCGACAAGGTGCCCGACACGCTTCAGTTCGCTCTGCGCGGAATTACAGCGAATGCTGCCCCCTGGCATCCATCGCCGGATACGCTCACCGAGATGAAGCGTCGCACAGGCCATTAGGACGCACCCTCGCTCTCGGCAGCCTTCGTCTTCAGCTTCGCGGCATCCAGGTCGGCCAAGAGTTGCAGCGTGATGAGCGCGATGCCCTCGCGCTCCGCCGCCGCGACAACATCCGTCCAGCGGACACTCGGGATCGAGTCCCGGGCCTTCATCGTGCGGGCATGGCTGTCCTTGATGCCGACCGCGGTCCCGAACTTCACGGGGCCGCCGAAGGCGTCGATGACGTCCGAGTGGCTTTGCGGGACGAGGGGTTCAGTCTGCGGAGCATCGGTCATGATGCCCAAATCGCTACATGAGGTAGCGATGATAGTCAACACGGCATGTAGCGTTCCTGTCGCTACACTGTGTGCTATGGCACAGAAAAACGATCGCGCCGCCAAGGAACAGGGCCGGCGTCTGGCTGCCGCCAGGCTTGAGGCCGGCTTTCGCTCGGCGCGCGCCGCGGCGATTGAGTTCGGCTGGCCGGAGAGCACCTATCGAGCTCACGAGGCTGGAACACGCACGATCGGCTACGACGATGCCCAGAGGTACGTCAGTCGCTTCCGATCACTTGGCGTCAAGGTGACGGCTCGGGAGATTCACTACGGCGATGGCGATGATGCGATCGAGGCAACCTTCGAGGAGGTCCACTCGATCCGGGGCGTCGGTTACGTCGGCGCGGGCGCCGTTATCGACCCCGACTACGAGCAGGTCCCTCCGGATGGGCTCTTTCAGATCGAAATTCCCTTCGCTCCGCCCGCCGAGATGCTGGCGTTCGAGGTGAGAGGCGAATCCATGCGGCCGGCCTTCGCACCCGGCGAGATCGTCGTCGTCTACGCCGAGCCAACCCGCCCCCTCGACACGTTCTACGGTGAGGACGCGGTCGTCCGGACCAGCGATGGGCGCCGACTTCTGAAGAAGATCATGCGAGGTCGCAGCCGCCGTACGGTCGATCTTCACAGCTCGGACGGTTCCAATCCGATAGAGGACGTTCGGCTCGAGTGGATCGGTGAAATCTTCTGCCGCTTCCCGGCGCACCAGGTTAAGCGCGCGGAGCGGCGAAAGGCCGGCCGGAAGCATCAGCCAAAACTTCTGACGAGACCGGTCGAATGAGGCTCACGGCGCTGGTCTTCCTGGCGTTTTGGTCGACCCCCGCCCTCGCCGCGGCGATCGCAAGCTGTTCTACATCCGCGTCCCGGATCCAAACCCGACGCTCCAGATCCTGGCATCCTGCCTGCAGCTCGACGCCGGCGGATGGATGTGCACGCTGCTGCCGAACTACGGCACCTTCGGTGCGCTGCCGTTACCAATCAGAGCGAACTGAGTTTTCTCGCCATATCGGCGCGCAGAGCCGGCAGTCGCCGCACGAAATCAACGGCACCCTCGATTTGAGATTGCGCGGACCGAACCTCTTCCATCATCTCGGCGATTGCGGGCAAAAACTTGGACTTTCGCCGCCAACGCCGGCAGCCGAGATCGATCGCGCCGACCGTTGGCTGTAGCGACAGGACATCGTCCCGCATCATTTTGCCAAAGATCCTCGCATCCTGAACACCAGCGTTCGGAAAGGATTTGAAGAGCAAACCCAGATGGATGGCTAAATCGCCCTTGGAAATTGGAGCCGCGGCGGCTTGAATATCCCCGGCGTGGCGCCCCACCAGGTCGATGACGGCATCGAGATCGGAAAGTAATTGCGCCGAGGGCGAGAAAGCCGTGGCAGACGCGGTCCTCGCCTCGTCGATCCGTCCCCAGACCTTGTCCAACTTCTCAAAATTTGGCGGCAGCGCGGGCGCTCCGCCCCCGGTCTCAACGAGATCGCCCACCGAAATCCTCCTGCGTTAGATCGGAAAATAGACCTTCAACCGCCGAGTCCGCGCGGCTAGGCCGCGGCGCCGGACCCGTCGAGCCATTGCGGGCAGCCCTTTCGGCCCTGATCTCGAGCGCCTTCAAAATCCAGGTTTTCCAGGAGTGGCTCCAGCCGGGTCGCTTCTCACCGGTTTTGAGGAAGTGCAGCCTGAATTTCTGCTCCTCGATCGGGATCGTCTGCGCCGTAAAGCCACGCTCGAGCGCGTATTGCCAGTCCTCTCCAACTGCAGACCAATCGGGCGGGATCGGGATCCGCGGCTGTCGTTGCCGTCTTACCGCCGTCGGCCCCTTCGGGACGAGGGAGCCTTGGGTGGGAGGCTCGGCCGCTTGGCCGAGCGCTCCCTTTCCCTCTTCCCCTTCTTCCTTTCTTGAATGTTTTATTTCTTCTGTTTTGTGCTGGTCGTGTGCTGACGCTGTGCTGGGACTGTGCTGGGACTGTGCTGAGACGTTGTCGTCGACTGTGTCGTCCGGCTGGTCGTCTCCCTGATAAATATCATAATTACAGATGGTTATTACGGTCACCCCCTTGTCGGACCGTGTGCTGATCATTCCCTCTTTCTCGCACCGACCCAAGTAACCCCTCACCGCTCCTACGCTCCAGTCCCAAGTTTCGGCCAGAAAACGAAGGGAAGCCGCGAGCTCCCCGCGCTCGAGATCAACGAAGAATTGGCCGAACCGGCGCTGGCGCGGTTTCCACGCCGCCTCCGCGATCATCCAGGTAAACGCTTCTCGCTCCGAGAAAGCCGCAGGCCGGAAGAACTCGTGCCTGAAGAGCGAGCGGTAGAGCTTGATGTAGCCGCGACCTGCCAACGGCGATGATTCCCTGAGAAAGCGTCCGGCGCCCGATCCGGCAGCGCCACGTTATGTCGCTACATACCCCGTCTAAAAAATCGCTACAAGGTGTGTTGACAGTAATCGCTACACCATGTATCGATTTTTCTGCCACGGGAGATCTGACGACAATGACCACCACCCCGACCATCGCGACGAACCGCCGGAACTCAGCCGGCGTGAAGTATTCGTCCGATCAGTACCGGGCCGGTGGCGACCGCATCATCTGGATCGATGGGTTTGTCGACGAGATCACCCTGCGGGTCGTTGCCGAGATCCGCGCCGCCGGCTTCAAGGCCTGGCGGACGAAGGACCAAGTCTGGGCCCTCAACTCCGACGCCGCCGCGATCGCCGCCCTCAAGATCTCGACCGACCGGGTGTCGGCATGATCGAGGCTATCCTCTACCCCTCCTGTGCGATTATCGCCGGCAGCATCGGCTACGTCGTTTGCTCCCTGATCAATGGGAGCGAGAAAGAATACCTTCGCGAGCGGTGCGGGGAGCTCGAGAACGCCCTAGACGACGCCGGGCGCACGCTCCTCTGCCATGGCTTCCGCCATGCCGCCCAGCAGGCGATGAAGGCCCTCGGCCGTCCCGTTTTGGAGGACGCCGAATGTTGACGCGTTACGTCGCGACCTTCAGCAACGGCGAGACCATTACGTCACCGAGCCGATGCAATGCGGCACGCACGCACGGTTGGCTCGCGCGCGGCCGGCTGGCGAGCGGCAAAGCGTGGTCGATGTCGGGCTTCTCAAGGACCGGCGAGATCAACGCGCGAAAGGCGATGGCGATCTCGACATCGCACCTCCACAAGACCGAGGGCGTCACGTTTGAGATCGAAGAGGTTCAACCGGCCACCGCGGTTGTCGGCGAGGCTGTGGCAGCATGATCGCGCTCGACACCCAGAAGATCATCGACGATCTCAGCTTCCGCGCCGCCTGGCTCGAGAAGACCGTCAAAATGAACATCGAGCGGTTGCAAGCGATGGCAGCCAGGGCTGGTAACGGTCCGTCCGACGCCAGGGACCTGCTCGAGGACACCATCAAGAGCTTCGGCGAGCTCCAGGTCTGCGCGGCAGATCGCGCCCGCGTGTTCAATGCGGAGCCAGCTGTCGTCATTGCTTTGCGGCCGGCCGCCAAGGCACAGCCGCGTCCAGAATTGGTGACGTCATGATCGGCGTCGCTCAACATGAGGAGCAAGACTATGCAGGATGGTCCCGGAATTCTCGGCACCACTCAGAAGGATCGTCTTACCGGGTACGTCGGTGTGGCAACGGGCTACGTCCAGTACATCAGCGGCTGCAACCAGGTCCTGGTGGTGCCGCAGATGAATGCCGACGGCAAGCTTCCGGAATCGCACTGGTTCGACGTGCAGCGGCTGGAGCGCGTCGGCACGGAGCAGATCGTGCTCGACAACACGAAGACGCCGGGGTTCGACAAGGAACCGCCGAAGCGCTGACTTCTAAGACCAATTTCGACGCGCGGTGGAGCAGCCCGGTAGCTCGTCAGGCTCATAACCTGAAGGTCGACAGTTCAAATCTGTCCTGCGCAACCAATTTCAGTTCGGGTGATGGCCTTGGCATCCATGAGCCCGGGTCAAAGACACGGGGCGGTCGCATCGCGACGCCTGCTCCGTCGGGAAGGGCGGCTGAAGCCGCTATGTGCCCCGCCGTCACCCGACCCCACTCGATTGCGCGAGGTGCAACCCCTCGCGTGGCGACCGGCAGTGGGAGCAATCCCGCGCGCACTCGTGACGTCCCTGCCAGAGAGGAAAGTGGTTCGCAGCCGAACGGCAGCGTTCAACACCCACCTGTGACACGAGCGGGCCGACCGCGATCTGAGACACGTGCTCAGGCCGCCGTTGGTGGTGCAAGAAAGGACCGGTCGGTCGCCCGGATTTCGAATACTGCCCGCCTTGCGGTGCAGATGCTGCGGCCGGCGCGCGCTCGCCGCGGACAGGCAGCGAGCTCCTCGGTCTGCACGCGGGGCTTCGGCCGCCGCGCCTGGACAGCGGGGACCAGCGGGGTGGCTGCGGCTCCCGGCTCCTGCCGCCTCCCCTTCCAAGGATCTCGCATGTCCGAACCATACGTGCGCCCGCTTGGCGTCAGCCTGATGTTCGCATCGCGCACCGAGATCGAGGCTGCGCCGGCGGCGGAGCGCGAGGCCTATCTCCGCATCGTCGAAGCGATCCTGGCGGATCCCGCATCCTGCGATATGCGCCGCGAGAACGACGACGACCTCGCGCGCGAGTCCGCGCTCGACGCAAAGCTTGCCGGCATCAACAACGACTGGGTTTCGCGCTGAGCGGGCCTGGTCACAACCGAGGAGGTGAAACATGAGCGTGCGTAGGAAACCACCGGCCGCACAGACGGTCGCGCCGTCCGCATTGCAGCGGCACTTCGTTGGATGTGTCGAGGACGCGATCCTTCACATCGGTCTGGCCGAGGCGAAGAAGGTCATCGCTCGCCACACCAAGACCAAGCGCAAGTAGCCCGCCATGAAGCGCACCGCGATCATCGTTGTCCAAACTGCCGTGATCGCGGGGCTGCTTCTGCGCGGCGACAGCCTTGAAGGCTTCGGCATGGGGCTCGTCCTCGGCTTGGTGTGGGGTGCGCTTGTCGGCGCCGCCTTCATGTTCCGGGAGCGCCAGCCGACATGACGTCCCTCCTCCGCGAAACCGCGACCTTCTTCGTGACGGTCGCCTTCATCTTCACCGTGGTCACGGCCACGGCCCAGCACCTTTGAGGTTCGCTCGATGGCTGACCAGCACCGGCCCGTAATGAGTCCCGAGACGCTGACCCGGCTCGCCGGCGCCATGACGGAATTTGCGACCGCATGGGCCGCGGACGTTGAGGCGTTGCGCGCGGCCGAGAACGAGCTCGCCACCACGACGTCCCTGCTCGACACCTCGAATATGCGTCGTGACGACCTTCAGGGTGATCTCAATTCCGCGCTCGCGGACAACAAGCTTCTCCTGGATCGGAATGCCTTTCTCGAGGCGCAGATCCAACTGATCGCCGACCGCGCCCAGGATGCCGAGAACGGCATGGCTGCAGTCCGCCAGCGCGTCGACGCCACGGTGCGCGGCGACGGCACTGTGCGCGAACGCGCCTCCGCGGCGCAGCCGGCGGCTCTGAAACTCGCGGCGGAGCCAGGTTCGACGAGCGAGCGCCTGGCCGGCCTCGCGCGGGAACTGGAGGCAATCCGCCCGGTCGCGCCGGCGGCGCCGCGCCAAGTCCGCGAACTCGATGCCGACAAGCCCGACGGCACAGACCTTCCGCAGGATCCGCCGCCAATCGCGCATCGCACGATGCCGCCGTCAAACGACTTCATCCGCCAAGCCGCGCAGTAGGACCGCAAAATGACCGACGACCAGCCGCTCCGCATCCTCAGCCTCGACGTCGAGAACATCCTTCGAGTGGTCGCCGTCCGCGTCCGCCCCGACGGCAAGGTGGTCGAACTCACTGGGCGGAATCGTCAGGGGAAGAGCTCAGTCATCGAAGCCATCTGGATGGCTCTCGGCGGCGAGAGGCTGATCCCAACCGATCCGATCCACGACGGCGCCGAGGTCGGCCGCATCGTGCTCGACCTCGGCGATGATGCCGGCACGCAGTATCGCGTTGCCCGTAAAATCGTGCGGGCCGACAACGAAAAGGGCTTCGCCACCAGCCTGACGATCGAGGGAGCCGACGGGAAGCGGTTCACGAACCCGCAGAAGATCCTCAACGGCTTCATCGGTGCCCTGAGCTGTGACCCACTCGACTTCATCGCGATGAAACCGCAAGAGCAGTTCGACCTGCTCAAGCAATTCGTCGCCGGCGTCGACTTCGACAAAATCGCCAAGGCTAACGACGACGATTTCAAGACCCGGACCGACGTCAACCGCGACGCCAAGGCCAAGCGGGTGCAAGCCGACGGGATTCGGATCGATCCCGACGCGCCGACCGAGCGCCAAGACGAGGGCAAGCTTGTTGCCGAGCTCGCCGCCGCCGGCGAGGCGAACGCCGCCGCGGAGCGTTTTCGCTCGGGCCTCGCCGCCAAGAAGGTGCGCGCTGAGGCTGCCGACGCCGCGGCGGAGGCTAACCGAAAGCGGATCGAAGAGCTCCGGAAAGAGATTGCTACTCTCGAAGTGCTCGCTGATCAGACGGATGCGGAGGCCGCGGATCTTAGGCTCGAGATCGCCGAAGCCGGCGACTGCCCGGTCCCGGTCGACACCGCTGATCTTACGGCCCGCATCAATGCCGCCCGCGATGCCAATGCTCGCTTCGATGTCGCGGAGCGCGCCCGTGCGGACCGGACCCGTCTGGACTCCGAAGCCGCGACCCTGGAGAAGCGGGCCGACGAGTTGACCAAGGTGATGGCAGACCGCACTGCGGCCAAGGAGAAGGCGGTTGCCGAGGCCAAGATGCCGGTTGCTGGCATCTCGTTCGGCGACGGCGCCATCCTGCTCGACGGGCACCCCCTCGCCCAAGCCAGCCAGGCGCAGAAGCTCAATCTCGCCATCGCGATCGCGGTCGCGCTACAGCCGCGGCTCCGCTTCATCACGACGAAGAATGCCGCGCTCCTCGACAAGGATTCCTGGAAGGCGCTCGTCGACCTCGCGGAACAACAGAACCTGATGATCATCGCCGAAACGGTCCAGTCAGATCGACCGACCGCGGTTGTCATCGAAGACGGTCGCGTCGCGAAGCCAGTCGCGTAAGCAGCGGAGTGAACCGGCATGTTCGATTTCTTCGCCGCCTTCCGACCACGACCTTCAACACCCTGGGATCGGGCTCCTCCCTGGGCGCTGGAGTTGCGCAACATGATGAAGCGAGCCCTTGGTAACGAAGAGGAACTGATGTCCCAGGCCCAAGATCTCGACAGTGCCGTCCAGGCGCTGACCATTGGCTTTGCTGCGCTCGACGCCGCGATCCAGCCCGCTCTCCAGATCATCGCCGACAACTCCAGCGGCAATCCGACCATCGCAACCGCGATCGCGAACATTCAGGCCATCACCGGCAAGATGGCATCGGATGCCGCCGCTCTGACCGCCGCGGTCCCGGGTGCGACCACCGTTCCGGCTCCGGGCCCCGTCACGCCGGTTGTCGATGCCCAGCCGGACGCCACCCTGCCGTCGATCGACGCCCCGACGATCACTGCACCCGACGCGACTCCGCCGACCTCCTGATCGTTCGACCGACACCGCCGTGCGGGTTTAGCGCTCGCACGCCAATTCCCCCTTCAATCTGGAACGCCGAAATGAATGCCCTCGTCTCAGCCCCGCGCAGCAACGACACCGTCCGTCATGAGGATGGCATCTATTTTGGCCTCTCCGAGGTGGCCTACCACGCCGATAAAGCGCTGGGGTCGAGCTCGCTGAAGGAACTCGTGCTCGATCCTGTCGAGTACCAGGACGACCAGCTCAACCCGGGCGAAGAGAAGGAAAGCATGGCGCTCAAATGGGGCCATGCAATCCATTGCCGCGCCTTAGAAGGGCGGCTCTCGCTCGCGGAGCGGTTCGCGATCGCGCCCGAAGTGGCCGACTACAAGGGGGCCTTGGTCACGATGTCCGACTTGCAGCGCCATTGCAAAACGATCGGCATCAAGCCCGGCACTAAGAAGGAAGAGGCGATCGCCAACATTCGCGCGGTCGACAAGGAAGCCGTGATCTGGGACGAGATCGTGGCGAAGTTTGCGGCCGACAATGTTGGTAAAGAAATTCTGCCGCGGACCGCGCTCAACCAAATTGAGAAGGCGGTCCGCTGGATGCAGCGGTCGAAAAAGATCGCCCCGGTAATGAAGGACGGCACGTTTGTTGCCGGCGCCAGCGAAGTCAGCATCTTCTATACCGAGAACGGCGTCCGCCTGAAGGCGCGCATCGACCATTTGCTTTCCCACGCCGTCGTCGACTTGAAATCGTTCCGGCCTTTCTACCGCGAGAATCTGATCGAGGCCGCTAAGAAGGCGGTCAGCCGCATGCGGTACGACCTTCAGGCAGGCGCCTACATCAAGGCGCTGCGCGCCGCAGCGAGGCTTTTTGCCGAGGGCAAGGTCTTCAATTGCACCTATCGGCCTGAATTCCTCGAGGAGGTCTTCAAGGCACTGGCACTAGCGGAGAAGCAGCCAGGCTCCGACGACGCGATGAAATGGGTCTGGGTCATGATCAAGGCCAACGGCGCCCCGCAATCCGTCGTCGGCGAGTTTGATCTCACCAGCATGATCTTTCGCCAGGCAGTCGTCGATGTCGAGCGCGCCATCGGCGAGTACCGCCAGTTCATGGAGACCTTCGGGCCCGATGCCGAATGGGTGCGCGAAGTCCCGGCCCAGCTCTGGGGCGATACCGACTTCAGCCCTTACGCCTTCCTTTGAACTGAGGACCGCAAATGAACCAGCAAGTCATCCCACCGTCGGAAGCCGAGCAACTCGACAAGCGCGAGATGGTGCCGGCAAATCTTGTCGACACAACGCTGCCGACCATCCTCAAAGCCGAGATCGATAGCCAGATCGCGACGGCCAAAGCGTTCCCGCGGAGCATCCACAAAGCGATCGACAGCATCGTTACGCTGGCCACGTTGGATGAAGAAACCGCGGCGGAGTGCCTTTACGCCTTGGTGCGCAGAAAGAAGCAGCAGCGCAGAGGCGGTCCACAGAACGAAGCCGAAGCGGAAACCGAGAATAAGCCGATAGAAGGCCCGAGCATCCGGCTCGCCGAGATCGCGGCACAGTGTTGGGGCAACAATCGCATCAAGGCGCGCGTCATCACCGTCAATCGCAAGGAAGGATGGGTTGAGGCGCTGGGCGTCTTCCATGACCTTGAAACCAACATGGCGTCGGAAGCTACGATCCGTCGCAACATCTTGACCTCGACCGGACGCGTCTTTTCCAACGACATGATCACGGTGACCGGCAATGCCGCAGCCGCGATTGCAAAACGTAACGCGATTCTTGCCGGCATTCCACGTGGCGTCTATCGCAAGGCCTATCAGGAAGCACGCGCTATCGTCGCCGGCACCACAGCGACGCTCGCACAAAACCGCGAGAAGGCGATCGCGGCGTTCGCCGCATTCGGCGTTACCGCTGAACAGATCTTCGACGTACTCGACGTCGACGGCGAAGGCGATATCAAAGTCGACCATATCGCTACCCTTCGCGGTATGTTTGCTTCAATCAAGAATGGCGAAGCCACCGTTGAGGAGATGTTTGCGAAGGAGAAGCCTACAGAGGCTGATCCCGACCGCAATCCCCTCGTGAAGAATGGCGGCGCCGGCGCCAACGATTCCATCAGCACCGGAGGTCAATCGAATGAAGTAAACGGCAATACCGACAAGGGAGATCCGCGTGCGGATGGCACCTCGTCGACCGAGAATCGATCTGCAGCTGTGCAGCAGGACAGCCAGGCCGGGGCAGCGCCGGCCAACGAAACAACCCGACAGGCATCGGCTCCTCCAGCCCCCGCCGATGCCGGGGCGAGCACCTCCCACCCCGAGGGCTCGCCCCAACCTGATCTGCTGTCCGGAGCGACCACCCGTGACGGCAGCGGCCAGCCAGCCGACCGGCAGGCTGAGGGGGCGGTCGACTCCCGTGGCGGGACAACGACCGCCCCTACCCGCCACCCCGCGAGCCCGGAGCGCTTGCAATCTTACAGCAAGGCGCTCGCCACGATCGAGAACGGGGGCCCGGCCAAGCTCGGCAAGCAAAGCACGGCGTGGATCACGCGCAACGGTGACTTCGATGCCGCCGGCAACGAGGTCGCAGGCAAGATCCTCTCCATCCACACACAACGCGTGGCCGGCGAAATCGATATGGCGGCCTGCCTCAAGCGTGTCGGGGAGATCATCGGCTGATGGCCATCCTCGATCGCGCCCCCCCGGATTGGAAGCGGCCGCCGATCCCCTGCAAGGTCAAGCTACAGGTGCTGATCAATCAGCATGGCCGTAGCAAGATCGACAAAGAGCGTCTCGGCACGGTTGATAACACCCATTTCGACCACCGGCCTCCGCTCGAGGCGCGCAAGTTCGATACTGCGAAATGGGACACCGTCCCGGCGGCGAACGACCCGACCCACATCCAGGCCATTACCGTGGAGCAACACGACAAGCTGACGAACGGTCCTGGCGGGACGACGCGCATCACGACGCGGGGATCCGACACCGGAGAGCGCTCCCGCACCCGCAACATCCGCCGCAGCCACGACGAGCACCAGGCCGTCATGGAGGCGAAGGCGACCGGCCGCCCTCGGCCGAAGCCGACCAAACCGAAGCAGAAGATCCGCAGCCGGTCGTCGTTTCCTTCCGGCCGCAAATTTGAATCACGGAGGCAGGCATGAGCACAGCGCTTGTACCGGTTCGCGAGCGATCGTTCGCACAGGAGTTGTCGACGCACTACCGGGCGGTTCGAGCCCGTCTGGGCGCGCCGGAGACGGTGCCGGCGCTGCCGCCGGCCAGGCGGGAGCTCATCCTTGCAGAGGCGTGGGTGCCGCTTGATGTGATCGACCGATTGGCGCCCACGGTCTCGCCGCGCACATCGGCCGCGCTGCAGGTGCGCCCGACACACTTGCTGACGGTCGACAGCCATACCGTGCGCGACATCGTCCCGCGACGTCATGGCTGTGTCGAGTTCAAAGGCCGCGCTCTCGCAGATGACGCGCTCCAATACGCCCGCCGACGGACCGTCATCGCCTACCTCGCCGCGGTGAAAGCGAACCCGGGCGGTCCTCGGCTGACCATGATCCGCCATGCCGCGGCGATCGCCTTCAAGATCGACTCCAACGTGCTGATATCGGCCGGCCGCCAGAAGGCGCTCCAGCAGGGCCGCCAGTTTGCAATGTGCATGGCGCGCACCCTGACCGACGCAAGCCTGGGACAGGTCGGCCGAGCGTTTGGTGGCCGCGATCACACCACGGCTCACCACGCCTTCAAGAAGCTGCGCCCGGCGCTGCTCGACCTCCTGGCCGAGATATACGACGGCGCGAGCTGCGAGGTTCGCCCATGGCACTGAAATGGAGGCGCGGTCTTGCATTCATCGAATGCGACACCTGCGACGACACGATTGAGAGCAATCAGGGCGAGTCTTTCGATGACTTCACCGATCGCCGCAAGAAGGCCGGTTGGACTGCAAAGCCGGTGAGCGGCGGCCGGGACTACACCCACGGCTGCCCGAAGCACGGAGCATAGGCGTGAGCGGATATTTCCCAGACCAACCGATCGTGCCTGGCGCCGACGTCATCTATCGGCCGAAGGGCAACGCCGGCGAGTACGCGCCGCTGGCGACCAACCCCTACCGGGGCTGCGGTCACGGCTGCAAATACTGCTACGTCCCGAACGCCACCCACATCGACCGCAATCTCTTCAATGATGGCGCGGTACCGCGCGCGGACTTCCTGCCTAGGCTGCGCACCGACATTGGCCGGTACCGACGCGCCGGCGTCTGCGACGGCCACCCGGCCGACCAAGTCTTTATCACGTTCTCAAGCGATCCTTTCCATCCTGGCGACCTCGGACACACCGAGGAGACGATCATCACGCTCAAGAACGGAGGCATGGCGTTCTGCACGCTGTCCAAGGGTGGCGCCCGCGCGCTGCCGTTCATGGGGCTCTACCGGCCAAGCCGAGATGCATATGCCGCCTCGCTGACGGGCCTGGACGGCGCCTTCTCCCGAATGTGGGAGCCTGATGCCGCGATGCCATGGGAGCGGATCGAGACACTGCGCCGGTTCTACGAGGCTGGCATCTTCACCTGGGTGTCCCTCGAGCCGACACTCGATGCGCAAGCCTCGATCGACATCGTCAAGGAGACCCACGAGTTCGTCGATCTCTACAAGATCGGCAAGGCCAACTACGTCAAAAAGGTCTCCGATGCGATCGACTGGCGTGACTACGTTGAGCGGGTGACGGCGACCTGCCGCGCGCTGCGCAAGCAGCACTACGTCAAGCTCGACCTCCAGCAATTTCTCCCGCCTGGCTATCACAACCCGCTGCGCATACCGCAGCATAGGGGAACGCTCGCATGAAGCCCGAGTTCATAACTTTCACCGGGATCGACAACTGGACCGAGCTCTACGACATCCACGCGCTGTCGCTGAAGTACCCGATCGAATGGGGGATTCTGTTCAGCCCGAAGCGCCAAGGCAGCGATCCGCGCTATCCCGACGGAGACGCGCTGTCCCGCTTCATGTGGAGCAACCTGCGGCTCTCCGCGCATCTTTGCGGCGCTTATAGCGACGCGATCATGGAGGGACGCGATCTCGAAAAGCCGCCGGTCGATTTCTTCTATTTCAGGCGCATCCAGGTCAACCATGCTGAGCCGAAGCCGGACCGCATAATTCACTTCCGCAACGGTTGGGGAAAGGCGCGCGGCATTGCGCAGACCCGCGCCAACCAATTCCCGGCCGACACCTCGGTCGACTGGCTCTTCGATCGCTCCGGCGGCCGCGGCGAGACCCCGACGGCCTGGCCGGCGCACCCCGGCGGCGACAGGCTCGTCGGCTATGCCGGCGGCATCTCGCCCGAGAACATCCACGGCGTCATGTCGGTGCTCGAGCAGACGACCGGCCGCTACTGGATCGACATGGAGAGCGGAGTCCGGACCAATGACCGGTTCGACATCGGGAAGTGCCGCGCCGTCTGCGAGGCGGTGTTTGGAGCGAGTACATGAGCCGCCGCGAACGCAGAGCGCAGAAGAGCGCAGAACGGAAGTCGGCCAGGGATGCGAAGCCTGGCGAGATCTTCCCCGAGCGCCACGGGCCGATTCAAGCCACGCTGGCCGGCACGATGCAAGCCGCGGTGGAGGTGCTTAGGGAGCGTCTCGGTTCCAATTTCGACGTGACGCTTTTCGTTGCCGAGCGGTTGCCCTCGGACGGCAGCGACCGGCTGCCGCGCTTCAATTACATCTCGACGGCTGCGCGACCTGACATGATCGCAGTGCTGAAGGCCTTCATAGAGAAGCAGGCAGTCGAAGGGCCGAAGCTAGACAAGATCGAAGACGAGCCGCCGACGGAGTCTCGCCAATGAGATTCCTGGCCGCCCTCATCATCACCTTCTTGGTCTACGAGGCCGCGTTCCAGGCCGCGCGGACCAGCGGCAACCAGCCGCCGGCGCCGTGGCAAATATCGAGGTGGCCGCGGTGACCGATATTCCGATCATGTTCTCTACTCCTATGATCCTGGCCTTGCTCGCCGGTCGCAAGCTGATGACACGTAGGCTAGCGTGGAAGGGCCCAGTCATCTTTCACGACCCTCCTGATGGCGGAGACGCTCTGGCGTCGAAACTTCAGCGCCGCGGCTGGAATGTGAGCGATCGCTACGATGTGGACCACCGCATCGCATGGCCGCCATCGCCGTGGCAGAAAGTGAAAGCAGGCGATCGCCTTTGGGTGCGCGAGGAATGGAGGGTCGGCAAGACCCATGACGCCAAAAGCCCTAAGGATCTGCCGGAACGCAAGTGCACCATCATGTTCACCGCCGGCGGATCGATGGGAAACGCCACTGGAGGCTGGACGCCAGATCCGAATTACCCGTCGTGCAAGCCCAATACCTTTCCATTCTGGTCTGGGCGCAGACGCGCCTCCATGCACCTACCGCGCTGGGGGTCTCGCATCACGCTCCTCGTTAACTCGACGAAGATCGAACGCTTGCAATCCATCAGCGACGACGACTGCTTTGCCGAGGGTTTGGAGCCTTTCGGTGAGCGCGATCCAGACGGCCGCATCTTTCATAACCCGCTACAGCCAAACGAATGCGGCCTTGGCGCCTGGGCGTTCGGCGAACTCTGGAAGCATCTCCACGGCACGGAGTCCTGGGATGCAAACCCCGAAGTCGTCGCTCTGGGATTTAGCATCGTCCACGCCAACATCGACGCTCCGGAGGCGCTGGCAGCATGACCGACGCTCCTCCCCTTTGCTGCGGCGTCCCGGCCCGGCTCACCTCCGGCGCCGAGATCTATCCCCGCCGCCCGGATCTCCGAACGAAGCCGATCTACAAATGCGACCGCTGCGAGTCCTACTGCGGTTGCCATCCGAACACGACGAAGAGCTTGGGTGTGCCGGCCAACGCCGCGACCCGGCGCGCGCGCTCGCAATTCCATGACCACGTGTTCGACCCGATATGGAAGACCGCCGACAAGACCGGCGGCTACGCCAATCCCGACGACGGTAGATCCGCCAGCAAGATACGCAAGGCGGCGCGAAGCCGGCTCTACGACTATTTGGCCGAGAAGATGGGCCTCGACCGGAAGGACTGCCACACCGGGATGTTCACCGTGGAGCAATGCCGGCAGGCCACCGAGGCGCTGCGCGGCGTGACCTATCCGATGGTGCAGACCTGGCACCAGGCTCGGAAGCAACAGCGGGAGCAGGCAGCATGAGCATGTTGAAGGCGCAGGAGCAGCAGGTTTTGGCCGCCGTGATGGCCGCTCATTTGAAGATGACGGATTTCGAGGCGGCCGCTCGGATCGCTTCGCGCAACGCGGAGGAAGTGGCGCGATTGCTCCGGGCGAACGACTCCAACGGCTATCTCTCCGAGATCCTGAGGGCCGGCCGGCAAGCGTCGGTGGTCACGGAGTTGGCGAAAGAGGCCCACGACGCGCTGGTCGATGTCCTCAATCTCGTCGGCAAGGCTGAAACCGATCGCCTCGCACGCGCTGTTGCCGGCGCGGCGAAGGACACCATCGCGGCCATCCGTGGAGGCGCCAATGGCTGACGTTACCGGCCCGATCTCGACCCTGCCTGGTGCCAGACACTCTGTCCCGAAGGGCCAGATGTGCGATCAGCACGGCGATCGGCCTGCTATCGCCCGCATCCAGGGAGAAACGGACTCCATGGGCAGCGAGATGAACGACATGTGCCAGGAATGCCTGGATCAACACATCGCGTGGAAAAACTCGCCCGAGGCCGCCGAGCATCGCAAGGGCACCTGCGAGTGGTGCAAGAACCCCGCCGACGATCTGCGCGACCGCCGCGACTTCGAAGAAGGCATGTCGGGCCGGATCTATCGTGTCTGTGGCGCCTGCGTGAAACGCGAGAACGAAGAACTCGCCGCCGAGATGGCGGAGCACGAGGACACTCTCGACGATCCCCCGGACGACGACGACTACGACTTCGATTATTCGTGCCGACCAACGGCAACGTGAACAAAGTCCGCGACACCGGCGTCAGCACGGCAATGAAGCTGGCTCGTTGGGGCGATCGCATCGTCTACGTGGTCGACGGTGCCGTTTGGCAGTTGAGGATGGCGCCATGAACCAGACCGACCTCAAAGTCGATTGGCGCGCGCATCTCACGCCGGCGGAGTCTGACTTCATCAGCCTATCGGATGCGGCGGCGCGCCGGATATCCGGAGCCCAGACGGAGTGGAACAAGAAATTCAAGGACAAGAGGAAGGAAATCGTGAAACGGGCGAAGAAACGGGCAAAGCAGGCGAGGCAAACCACGTGAACACGGCCCCGCTCTTCGCCCGCATCGGCGGCCACCAGACGCCGCGCCGCAGCCGGACCGACGTCTGGCTGACGCCGCCTTGGCTGCTCGAACTCCTGGGAGGCTGGCAGGCCTTCGATCTCGATCCATGCGCGGCGATCAGCCAGCCATGGCGGACGGCTCGCCAGCACTACACCGCCCAGGAGAACGGGCTGCTGCTGCCATGGTTCGGGGAGGTCTGGTGCAACCCGCCCTATTCCCGGGCGCTGCTGAGCCGGTTCATGGCCAGGATGGCCGAGCATGGCCGCGGCATCGCGTTGATATTTGCCCGCACTGAGACGGCGACCTTCTTCCGCCGCGTCTGGGACCGCGCCACGGCCCTGCTGTTCTGGCGCGGCCGTCTCGACTTCCTCAAGCCCGACGGGACTCCGGTTCAGCGCGACGACGGCAAGCCGGCGAACTCCGGCGCGCCCTCGGTTCTGTGCGCCTATGGCGACCGGGCCGCAGAGATCCTTGCCGGCATCGGCCCGGAGCGCGGCCAGTTCGTGCCGCTTCGGCTGCCGCGGAGCGTCGTGGCCCTCGCTCTGACGCCGACCTGGCGCGAGGCGATCGCCGCTTGGCTGCGGCGCCAGCGCGGCCCCGTCGCGCTCGCCGATATCTACCGGGCCTTCGCCGGCCATCCCAAGACGGCCGGCAACCCCAACTACCAGGCCAAGATCCGGCAGGTGCTCCAGGAAGGCGCCGGCGTCAGGGTCAGCCGCGGACAATGGAGCGCAGCATGAGCGATTTCACTCTGGACGAGAAATTCAACTTTGCCGAGATGCGTGCCCGCGAAGCGACTGCCGAGAAGCACTTCTTTGATGCCGCACAGCCGTTCTTTCCGCTCGGCTTCTCGGTCGGCAACCGCAATCACGGTCACTGGGACGTCTTTGCGCAGATGTGCCCCGGCAAGGCCTCGGCATGGCAGGCGGCTCATCCCGAGGGGTCAACGAGCGCGACTGACCGCGACCGCGAGCGCGCTTTCCGAATCCGCGGCGAGCTAGGCAAGGTCATCGTCTTCGACGAGCGCTGGGATCCGCACCGACCTCACCCGCGCGAGACGCTGAAGTTTCGGAGCGTCTTGGCCGCCATGGTCTACATCATGGAAGAGCTCATGCAGGAGCCGGCGCGGTCATGACGTCCTTCCGTCCCTGCCTTGGATGCTCCGAACGCGTCGGCTGCGAGATCAAAGCCGGCGTCCTGACGGCGCTGAAGAAGCAGCCGGTCTCATCTGTGCGCCTGAAGTGCAAGCTTCCGTTCACGAAGCACTTCCCGCCTGGGACGCGGGTGCAGGTCGGCGTCTGGGATTGGCGAGATTTTTTCGGCTCCGAAATTTCCCCGCCGCGCAAGGACGTTCCGGCCACCGTGGTCGGTCAGTCGACGAAGAAGCGCGACAAGGTTCTGATGATCTTGGATGCGAAGATCATGTTCGCCGATGAGGTCGAGACCGAGTTCGTCACGGCCTACACCAAAGATCTCGTGAGGCTCGACGAGCCGTCGCGAGAGGTTTGCGATAGCTGCGGCCGCGCGCTCGTCCACGACACCTGCGGCTGCCAAGAAGGGTATTACCGACCATGATCATTCGCCCCTGCGATCTCGAGACGACCGGACTTGACGCCTCCGACGAGGTCATCGAGATCGGCTTCACCGATCTCCGAAATATCAGCGAAATCTGGGGACTGTCCTCGGTCAGTAAACAGTCGTTCGTCCGGCCGGCGCGGCCGATCCCGCCGGAGTCGTCTGGCATCCACCACATCACGGATGAGGACGTGAAGGATGCTCCGCCATGGGCTGACCGTTGGCGAATGCTGGTCGAGGTGCCCGGCGACGACGGCAAGATCATCTTCGCCGCGCATGCGGCTCACTACGAGCGGCAATATCTCGATCCCCTCATCCGGGCCGATTGGATCTGTACCTGGAAGTGCAGCCTTCGCCAGTGGCCCGAGCTTGAGAGCCATAAGCTGCAGGCCCTTCGCTACGCCTTGAAACTGCCCGCCGATCCTGAGCGCGCGTCTCCACCACACCGCGCGGCGCCCGACTCCTACGTCTGCGGGTTGGTCCTGCTCAAACTGCTGGAGTATCAGACCGTCGAGACCCTGTTACGCTGGAGCAGCGAGCCGGCGATCTTCTCCAGGTTCGATTTTGGCAAGTTCGACGGCAAGCCGCTGTCGGCCGCTGACGATGGCTTCCTGACTTGGATGCTGGACAGGGACTTCAGCGAAGATTGGAAATGGAACGTCAGGCGCGAGCTCGAGCGGCGCGCCGCCGCCAAGCGTGACGCCCGCATCAAGAAGTGGGTCGACGGCGTCCGTGCCGCGGCAACGGTCAAGGATCTCGAGAACTGGTGGTTCGGCGAGGCCGAGGCCTTCGCCGCGGAACGGATCATCCCGGGCAGCGACGAGTACGACTTGCTTGTCCGCGAGGCAGCATCCCGGAAGGCGATGCTCCTGGCGATGCCGGGCCCGGTGTTTGATCTCAGCGAGGCCCCGACATGAACGCGCCCCACAACCCCGGCGGCAAGACCCACCTCCGCCTGGCCGACGGCGTCACCGGCGACGCCATGTTCGCCGGCCCGAACGGAGAATACCGGCTGTTCCTGTCTCGGAAGTGGATCAACCTGTTCAACCCGCACACCAAGCTGCCGAACAACTTCGTGCTCTGGATCTGCATGAACCCGTCGATTGCGGACGCCAATGTCGACGACCCGACCGTCAATCGCATCATCGACTTCTCGATGGGATGGGACTTCGACGGCATGGTCCTGATGAACTGCTGCGATTACCGCGCGACCTATCCCGAGGATCTGCTGAAGGAAGGCGTCGTCCCCTGCAGCAAGGGCAACCTGCCCCTCATCCGGAACACCGCCAAGGAAGCACAGCGCATCGTCTGCGCATGGGGCAACCTGCATCGCGATCTCGTGCACCACGCGGTCGACGTAGAGAGCGCGCTGCGCGCCGACGGTCACAGGCTCTACTGCCTCGGCTTGAACGCCGGCGGCAGCCCGAAACATCCGGCGCGCCTCGCCGGCGATACCAAGCTCATCGAATTCAAGGGGGTGCCGGCATGAAGCAGACGCGGTTGAGCGAGATGGTCGAGATTGGGCAGGATGCCGACGGCTGCGCCACACTCCTCGACATCGACAAACTGATCGGATCGCATCTCTGCGTCCAGGCGAATAGCGGTGCCGGCAAGTCCGGAGCCATCCGAAAACTCCTCGAGGCGACCCATGGTCGCGTCCAGCACATCGTCATCGACACCGAGGACGAGTTCTATACCCTGCGCGAGAAGTTCGACTACCTCATCGCCGGCGGCGAGAATGGTGATTGCGCTGCGACGACGAACAATGCCGTGACGCTGGCATCAACGATCCTAGTACCCACTTTTCTTGGAACGTGAGTCGTGATTCAAGGTCGGGATG